GCCGGCCGGCCGCACGCGCAGAGGAGAGTCACGGCGCCTTTCCGTCAAGGTACGCGTCGACGGCTTCCTTGCCTTCTTTGAGCGTCAGACCTGTTCGGTTCCTGTAAGCGCAGATCGCTGCGATGAGCGGACTTCGTCCGCGCAGGTCTTTGCGCTTCCCGGTAGCCAAGTCCTTTTCGTATTGGTTCAGCGTGCTTGGTTCTCCGAGCTTTCGGATCACCTCTTCCAGACTCATCACGGCAGCACCTCCTTAGCTACGTCGACGATCCCCATGCGCAGCACCTGGGGCCACGTCGGCTCTTGGTGCATGGCTCGCAAGTCGGTGCGCGTGACTTCGAGATCATCGAACTCCTGCGCATCCGTGCGCCGTCGCGCGAACTCGGGGAATGGAGGAGCCGAGGCGTCGTGCTCGTCCACGAGCTCGGCAAGGCGCGCGTCCATAGACGTGATGTTCACGCGGGACGTGTCGGCGTCCTCGATGTGCTGGGCGATCGCGCCGATGTCTCGCGGGTCGTCGCCCAGCTCGTTGGCGATGTTCGTTGCCTCCCGGTCGCGTTCGGCCTGGTCTTCCTCGTGCCGGATCTGGCACGCATCACAGTTGCACGGGCGGCTGTCGCGCAGGTCGCGGTACGTCTGCTCTCGTCTGCTGTGGCTCATCGTACGACTCCTTGATTTACGGCCATGTTCTCGGGCGAGAAGCGAGCAACGAATCCTGGGTAGTAGTCCGAGATGGCCTCGGTTCCGGCTTCAAGGATTACCGCGCCAGTCTTCACGTCGACTAGTTCGAGCACATCGTCATCTTCGCCGTAGCTCCCCTTGGTCCTGTGCCTGGCAATAACATTCACCGGCGCGAAGACGTTCTTCATCGAAGATGCGTCAGCCGTCTTTAGCTTGCGCATGCTGCTGCGATACCCGTCGTCCGGATCCTCGATAGCAACATAGACGATGCCATCGAGCCGGAAGCGCATCACTTCACAGTCTTCCAGATCATCGCTCCAATTTTTGATCTTCTCGTTCTCGAAGTCGACAGCGTCGAGCACGTGTTCGCCTACCAAGTCCTTTAGTTCCATGTCATCTCCTTCGGGCGTCGCGCCCAGCAGGCCGCCGACTGTCGGCGAACTGACGCGCGCGAGGCGCAGGCGTGCTAGTCGAAACGGCGCTCACAGGCCAAATCGAAATCGTCTGGTCGTTCTGACGAACGGGTCGGGTATACCTTGACTTCGCGCGGATCCACCGCTTCGCACTGCTCGCGTGTGCCGTACCAACGGCCAGAGCGAGCGTGGTCACCATAGCCGGTGTCACCGTCGTCGTCGGTGTAGATTTCCGCGAACCACCCGCCAGCGTCGATCCCGAGTGTCTTTGTCATCGTCGTATCCTCCTGAGTGGGTGCTACTGCATGAGCAGTGCCAGTCGTCGCCAAGCTCGCAAGTCGGCATTCTGCTTGGCTTTTGCGCTGGCACTGTTCTTGGCGCTGACGAATATTGTCACGTGGTTAGCCCGTCGTCTTGCAAGTGCGCGGAATCATTGGCGCGAGAATTGTCACCTGAGCGGCGCGTAGCGACTGGACTTGTCACCGTCCGAACCTTGTCAGCCAGGTCTGCGGTGTCAGCACCGCTACTGGCCGACATGCGAGCGGAGCATCGTCGCGATCGTCGTCTGGCTCTCTGCGCCGCTCATCGATCGCTCTCTCCAGCTCCAGCACGTCGGCGTTCGTGTAGGTGACGCCGCAAGCGCTGCGTGCCTGGCGCAGGATCATCTCCGCGTGCCCACCGGTGAGCCCGAGCCGGACGGCCTCGGCTGCCGTCGTGCTGATCTCCTTGGCGTCGAGAGTGTGCAGGTCAAGAGCGGCGCACCGGATGCAGGTAGCCTCGTCGAAGGTGATGGTGCAGCAGGTCATGATGACTCCTTCTGCCCGAATCCGTATTTCTCATGGGCCAAGTCGTCGCGCTGTTTTCGAGTGTCTGCGAGCGATGAGCGTAGCGCGAGCACCTCAGCGAACCACTGGTTGGACGCGTCCCTGGCGTAACCGACGTCCGTCGTCATCACCGCCAGCTTCTCGCGCAGATCCCAGATCTCTCGAATCAACTCGTCCTTGGTGCAGTCGTCGAGCTTCTTGGCCAGCATTACAGCACCTCGAAGAGCAGGCCGTCGCACGACGTGGCGGCCATGTGCCGCGATTGCGCCTCAGCTCGCGCCAGGCGGGCGATTGCCTCAACCTCGGCCTGCTGATAGCTACCGTGCTCTGTGGTGCGGTAGATGCCCAGCACCTGGTGCAGGCGGCCCATCTGGCGCACACGGACGGTGCGGCCGAATGCGCGGAACTCGGTGACTCCGGCTTGGATGATGACGGTGGGCTGCATGGCTAGCGAGCCTCCGAGGAGATGCGCTCAGACGCCTGGATGCAGGTCACAACGTTGCGGCCATCGACCGTGCCGATCTCGAAGGACTCGGGGCCGTACTTGGTGACCACTGAGCCGAAAAGAACCATCGTGCCCTTACCCATGCTGTCAAAGGCCATCTCAACCTTGCGCGCCGTCGTCGTGTTGTTCGTCGTCATGAGATTCATTCTAGCCCACCCTTCCCGTGATTCAAGATAAATCAACATGACAACGAAAATAGTTCACGCCGAGTCAACGGCTAGGTTGCAGGTGCGTCAAGTCAACAGGAATCCTCTTGACACGTTACGTTTCCTATGCCCACACTTTGTCTATGGGTCGCACAACGTCAACAGTCCGAGCCTGGGCGCAACCGCCCGGGGACGGGTGCGCGTGCTGCTCTTGCGACATTTGTCACGCCGACGACGAGCAGGCGCCCACTGTCCAGCCGACGGCCGAACGCGTGCCAGATCGCAAGCCCGTGCGCCAGGCGGTGAGCCTAATGGAGCTGCAAGACTCCGTGTTCGACGCGCTCTGGTGCTACTGATCATCCGCCTACTCGCGCCCGAAAGTGCAACGCGCGGCGCGTAGAAGGCGACTCACGGTACACCCATCGCGGCCATGAACTCGTCCACCGTATCGTAGCAGGTGATCGCCGGCAGGTAGTGGAACACGTTGATGCGCGGTCAGACGAGCCGCAGGTGCAGCCCGTGGTGGAGCGCCCATCCCATCTCGGAATCTTTTGCGCCACGTCCCATCACGGCGTCAGTGAAAAGCGCAAACCATCCGGATACGGACATGTCCTCTAGGCACATCTGCGCAGCCTCTGCCGGGTTCTCGCCGACTGCCGGCCCTGGAGCGTCCAGCCACCGCGACGTCACGACGTGCCCGGCGGCGCGCAGACGGGCAGCGTAGCCGCGCAACTCGTCCTGGCGCTCGAAGCGGGCGGCGAGGTAGATGGTGGACATCAGAGTTCACCAACTTCGTCGGCGAATTCTGCCATGAGCCGAATCAGGCCTCGGCATTCCTTGTCGAGCTCACTCGCCGTGTATCCGCGCGACAGCAGGAACGTCTTCGCCTTTTCGAGGAGAACCCCGTACCTCGTTGGAGTCACGCACACGTCAACTAGCGTTTCGATTGGACTTCGGGCCATCAGAACAGCATCCCTTGCTTGCTCTCCGCCGCCGCGACAGCCTCCCGAAGCTGCCGGGTAGCCTCGGCCTCAGCCATCGGTTGCGTGAGCCTGCAGCCGTCGGCGATGAGGGCGGCGCGTTCCTCCCATTCTGCCAGGCAGATGCAGCACGACTCGGCCGTTAGCTCGGGAAACCCGTTGAGGTACTTCATCGGACACGGCTCGCTCATCTTGCGCCCGATCGGGCACGTCGCGCGGTATGGGTGCAAGGTCATCGTTCATTCCTCGGCGTCTCGTTGAGCACGCGGATCCTGGAATTGTGGATTGGACCTCCAACGTGGAGCCATCTTCGTCCTCTGACTATATCGTTTATGGCTTGTTTTGATATCCCAAATTGAAAACTCAAATCCTTTTGCCGCTCTCCATTTGAACACCTCACCCTTATTTCAAGCACCTGACTCTCGATCAAATGTGACGCCGGGTGAGTGCTACCAGGGAACGAATGAGCTTTACCACGCGATTGGCGAAGTTTTCTTACCTTGTCTGCATTGTTGTCAGATATGGTTCCAGCAAATAGATGGTCAGGTCGTACGCACGAAGGATTGTCGCACTTGTGAAGAACACATGGTTTTTCTTTTGTTAGTTCCCCGTTGACAATCTCATATGCCAACCTGTGTGCCAACGTCTTCTTCCCGCCAATCCTAACCCTACAGTACCCGAGCTTCCCAGGTTTTGTCTTTGTCCAAATCCAGCACCTTGTTTTCCCTGTATCCGTACATGGACCATTTTTGTTCACTGTAGAGAAAAACGTTTCAATGTCCATCTATCGTTCCGCTTGTGGAGTTTCTGCTAGTATCTTGACTATTCCAGCATCCCTATATTCTCTTCTAAAGATAAACCACGCATACTCGCACGAATCCGTCTTTCCTCCGGTGAAGCTCGGGCGGTTCGGCAGGACGAAGACGTCCGGTGTCCCAACGTCGCGCCAGAGCTTCAAACGGCCAGCGCTGCCGAGGAAGTTGAGCCTCAGCAGGAACACCAGATCGGCCGTACGGAACAGTTCGTCGCAATGCCGGATGAACTCCTCGGCCAGTGAGAACGGCGGGTTGGTGATGACGGCCGCGATCCTATCCGCACCGATGACACCTCGACAATCAAGGAAGTCCTCGGTTACGTGATGGGTGGCTACCGGAACAACTAGCCGAACATCGTAGGTGTGCCAGAACCTGTCTGGCAAGCAGCGCACGATCTGCCCACTCCCGCAGCACGGCTCGACGAGTTCACCTTCGCGCGGCTGCCACACCTCAAGCAGTCGGCGCACGCACCATGCCGGCGTTTCGTACGCGTCGTCAACCCGTCGCTCAGAACCACGATTTGTGCTGCTCACGGCTTCACCCTACGCAAGCTTGTCCTCGGCCGGCAAGAGCACCTTGCGCGCCGACGACACCGCATAGAGAGCGATCCACGTGGCTGTACGCTCCTTTGCGCGACGGGCGGCCTTGCGCACCATGGCGTCTTCGGTTGGCGTGAACCGCACAGAATGGGTGCGCGAAACAACCATTGATGCTGGCTTGCGGGGACGGCCTATTTTCTTGGTCATGCGCGGACGGTAGCACGCCGAGATTAGAGTTTCAAGAAACTTTTTATGGTGAGACGAATCTCACCGGCCCGTGGTTCTTCGCTTCGTCGAACCTTGCTTTCGCACGTTTCCATGCTTTCCCGTGCCGATTTCTTGGATCGTCGAATCTGCCACCGATCGAAATATTGAGCAGGTTCTCGTTAGGAGACAGAGCCGCAATCCAGAATTCTTCGCTGAGCTTCCACCGGTACTTCAGGCAGATCTCAAGCACCGTCATCTCAGCCTTGACCCCATCCTTGCGCAGGCCTTTCAGCCAGGCCTCTACGCGGACGTTCGACGGATTGAATTCGTGCTCCCAAAGGCGCTGCTCAAGTTCCTTGTGTGTCTTCCCGACGTAGCGGATGACATGATCTCTCGGATCCGAGATGCCATAGATGTACGCTTCCCCGGCGCACTTCTCGCGAGACTTCGGGTAGGACGTGGACAAGTCGATGTCTCCTACTGGCCGAGGAGACGGATCGCCTCGCCATGGCTTGTATTCTCGCTCCACCCGTTCGGAGAACACGGTGCCACTCATGGCCGCATCCATGGAGGCAACCTCTGCTTGCATGCGATCCATGCGGATGAGCGCGGCTCGTCTCTCCTCTTTCCGTCGAGCCTTCTTCCTGGCTTTTGAGTTTCCCTTGTGGTGCTGCTGAACTCTTCCTTGTCGTGGAGGAAGAGGAGGAAGTCCATCGCGCTCTCGGCGCATGGCTCGAAGTTCGGCAGCAACGTTACCCGTCGAGTAGTTGCTCCAGGCAGGAATGCGTGGTAAACGTATTTTCACAGGTCCCATCAACCCGTAGTCTAGAGGAGCCGGCACCTTAATGCAAGGGTGTCCGGCTCTTCGGCTTTCTGGGCCTTGACTCAGACGGTGCACGGTTGCACAATGTTCGTGCCCCAAGTGGTGCGTTTTGCAATCTTGGAGGCGGAGCCCGCTCCTAGGTAAGCGGGCTTTCGTCTTTCTGGCCCATCCGTGCTACCATGAGCGCATGAGCATCCTGCTTGTCCACGAAAGCGACGCAGAACGCGTTCTAGCCATAACCGGCGACGAGAAAAGCGAGCACTATCTGTGCACCGTCGAGGTGGATCGGTTCGGCGTCTGCAAGCCTGGGATAGTGTTCAAGCTAGATCTGCCAGTTCCTCCGTCAGATGATTCGCCGGTGCATCAATTTCGTTACCAGACTCTATCGTTGAGTCCAAGGCTTACGTCATGGACGATCTGACGAAGGCCCGTGCCACGAAGGCAGCCACCCGGCAGGCCGAACTCGACGCGAAGGTGATGGCCAGGGCGGCGCACCTCGTGGTACCTACGGAACCGCGCGAACCGCTCCCGCCCGACAGCCCGGGCAACCGCTGGGCGCGAGACTGGCGCTGGACGCCGACGAACCTGTGGGGCTTGCGCAAGGGCGAGGACGGCCGGTGATCTGGTCCGTCCGCATCGGCAACATGTTCGGCGAAACGTCCACGTTGGTTTCCGCCGACATGGACGGACTCACCTGCACCGAATGCGGACGCGTAGCTAGAGCGTGCCTTGGGCTCTCCGAGGCGCTGTGTGATCGGTGCTGCGAGCGTCACCTGAAGATCGGGCATGTGCGCGCCGAGGTCTACTCGCTGCCGACCGTCAAAGAATAGCCGTTGACAGCGCTAGAAAGCGTGGCCACGATTACGGTGCAGTGCTGACAACAAAAGACGCGCCCATCCCGGGCGAAAGGCGCTGCGGAGGAGTGTCCGCATGTTCCGAGCAGTTGCATTCGCGATCGTTCTTCTGAGCGCAGGTACCGCTTTCGCTCGCCCGCCGATCCTGGGTGTCTACCGCATGCCCGAGACGGTGATCGAGTGCGGGAAGGACTGCCGCGATCGCGTGCGGCTGGCTCGAACAATGGATGACATCGCCGCCGGCAAGCTCAAGGTGTGCCGCTACAGCGAAGAGCGGGCCATCTGGGTGCGTCTCCGCCGAGGCACTGGCGACGAGTGCTGGCGGGTGGTCATCCCGCAAGGTCGGCTGACGGGATGGCGACGGTAGCCACCTGCCAGGCCTGCGGACATCCTGCGCACGCCGGGAAGTGCCCGCACCTGACACGATTCGGACGCGGATGGATGATCTGCCAGTGCGGAGCTCGCGCACCGGTGAGCCGAGTCGACCAGCAGGCCATCGCCAACGCGTTCGACGTCTTGCGGAGGTGCCTGCTCTCGCCGGCCCGTGAGCGCGAGTCGCGCGCCTACGGTGACAGAGTCCAGCTCGCCGTCTGCGGGCGTGTCTGCAAGCCTACGGTGTGCTAGGATGGTTGGTGATGAAGCGCGTTCTTGAACAAATGATCGAGTTGCTCAATCTGAAACATGACTGGGACAGCTACGGAAGTTGTCCTCCGACAGAAGAAGCAGCCGTGTCGGCGCTGCAACTGATCTTCAACATCAGGCACATCCCAACTGATGAATTTCGGTTGGTCCCGGTTAGCGGTGGTGGAATTCAGGTTGAGGGAACCATCTCAGGCGATGAGTTCGAAGTCCTCATATCTGCCGACGGAATTGTTGTGAAGGACTAAGGCAACCGCGCCCCGCACCGAGCGCACCACGTATCGCCGTCTTCGTTGTGCTTGTGGGCGCCTTCGTGGTCGCAGGCGAGCAGCGCCTGTCGGTGTTCCTCAACGAGCTTGCGCCAGCCACGATCGACGTCCGCTGGCTTGGGAGTATCGGGCGGAGCCTGGGTGAGCACCCGCGCGAACTTCTTGCGTAGCTTGTCCTGCCAGTAGTCAACCTCGCTCATGCTACCTCCATCGTGGCGATCTCGGCCACCTTGAGCCGTCGAACCATGTCGGCAGTCCCACGGCCGCCAGGGAAGGCCACCGCGACGTCCGGGCGGAACTCGTCGATCATCTGCTGGTTTCTGACAACGCCCGCGCGCTTGCCAAGTCGATTCCAGTCAGCCGGGAACCTGCGAACCGTCCACCCGCGAGATCGGGCGTACCGCTCGCAGAGCGAATCAGCCCCACGCGCGCAACCGTGGGCGAGTTCGATGGAACCGCTGAACACGCCGAGAGCGTCTGAAACCTTGGCGTAGTCGTCGAAATCTCGGCCGCCGGTGACGACGATGCGCAGGGAAGTCATGCTACCCCCGATGGGATCGCGGCTCGCACCGACTCCCGGCTTCGCGCTGCACGCGTCCGTCGCGCCCACTCCTCGGCCTGCGCTCGGTTTTCCAGTCGCACGATCGGAGAGCCGCGCCAGCCCTTGCGGAACTCGATTTGTGCCGGCGTGTACGTCGCGTCCGCGGTGCTCTTCACCTCGACTAGATCGGTGACGTTCCACAGGCCGACGAGTAGATCGGACATCCCTCTTCCGGATGCAGAAAGATCGCGCACCGAGAACCCGAACGCTTCGAGCGTCTTGGCCACCTCGCCGTGGGTGGCATCTCTCTTGTGCTTGCGGGAGAAGCTGGCGTGATTCATCGTCCCAACAGCGCCCCAGCGACGAACATGGACAAGGCGACGATGGGGAGGATGTGCAGCTTCCACACCTCGCACTCGACGGACGCGCGTCTCCCAGCACCTTGGAGAAACAGGATGCGCCACACTAGTTCGCGGCGATCCCATCCAGCGTAGTGGCCATCATCCCATGCTGGCTTTTTCCTTGACTCAATCCATGCAGCCAGCGCATCGAATGGCACCGACCATGGAAGAGTAAGCCACCGCCATCGACGATACCGATCGACTTCTTGCTTCAACTCTGGCGGCCAAGATGACTCCGGGTATTCGCCTGGAAGATTCATATCCCCATGTACCTCGTGGCCTTCTTGTCCGGCAGGCACGCGCGCAACCACTTGGCCCCGACGGCGCGAACCTGGTTACACTTCGGGCAGTGCTCCCACCGTCCCGCGACGGGCACCGGCTTGGCGTGCTTGGCGGTGGTCATCCGTGCCCCCGGAGCAACCATGCGATGAGCACTCCCACCACGGACGACGTGATCACCCCGGTCAAGATCGGCACTGCCCAGCGCTGTAGTTTCTGCGCCCCAACGAATTCTGCCAACAGCTCCCCGTGCGCTCTTTGTGTCTTCTCCATCTCGGTCATCCTCTCTTCTAGTTTTTCGGCACGTCTGCAGTTCAGTTCATGCTCTGCCGTCGATAGCCCGCTCACGGGAGTGCGGTCAGCTCTGGAGGCAAGCATTCTCTCGACGTGATCTCTCACGTCGTCCTCGAGGTAATCGCGCTCTCGGTGGGTGCCCATGTTGTCAGAACTCCTCGGCCTCGCGGCCGTGCTACAGGTGAATCACATCCATGCCATCAATGCTACCGCCAAGGCGAGCATGAGCAAGACGATCCATCGCGCTCGCGCCTCTGTCACTGTCGCCTTTCTTCCAGGGCCGCTGCGAACCATGCCAGCGCCGCGCCGAGCGGCACTGCCACCGCCATGACGGCTATGACGACGAAGAGGCGCTTCACGGATTCGCCCTCCCTGAACCTCCGCACGCCCTACATGTGTCCATCCAAACGTCTCCCTTGAGGTAAGTGCTGTGCTCGCGTCCAGAGCCACCGCACTGGTAGCACAGCAGGATCGGTGCCGTGGGATCCATCGGGAATAGCACGGTGAACGATGAATGGCGCCAGCACTTGAACGTCGAACGATCGCAATCCTCGCAACCTGTCATCATGGCGTTCTCTCCAGCTCGGCCAGCCGCTTCCTCAGCTCGGCGATCTCGATCTTCAGCCCATCGATGACCGACACCTCATCGCGCAGCCGCAGGATCTCGGCCACGAGTAGCTCACGCGCCCGGTCCCCGAGCCGCTTCGTGTACGGCGGGTTGCGCAGTTCGGCGATTGCCTCGTCGATCTCCCTGAGCAGGTTCACTTTCCCGCATCCTTCGGCGGATCGGTGGGCGTCGCCAGGTTGAGCGCCGCGAGGGCCGGCCGTAGCCGTCCGATGATTCGCGGGAGCGACGACAGCAGCAGTGCCGCAGCCCCGAGCACGCGCGAGACTGGCACGAGCCAGCCTACGCCGGCATTCGCGAGAGCGGCCGACAGCCCTGCGACGTCGGGGCCGAATTCGGCGAGAAGTCCAAGGACCAGCAAGACCGTGTTCAGGTTTATCCGTTTCATGTGCTTCCTTTCATGGTGCGACCTGCCCGGTGGCGCGTGCGAAGCCGAACTTGTAGGTCATCGTTCCGTAGTTGCTGTTGCACGTCGGCCACAGGTCGACGGTCCCTGCCGCCTCGTCGTAGACAACACCAGGGTTCTCCACCGTGTCGGAGTCCCACTCCCCAGCAGCGCCGAGCGAGTAGACTGGCGACGGCCACACCGTGAATGTGACGAAGTCCGCAGTCTGAAACACGCCGATGCGCCAGGCGGTTCCGTCGAACCCCTGGAAGAAAAAGTAGAAGATACCGTTTGCCTTGATCCAGCCACCGACGGGATGGAAGCTGGTGCGATACCAGGACCACGCCGGACCAAGCGGAAGCACTGGATTCGCCGCGTCCCTGCTCCACGTCAGCCCATCGTCGGTTGCCGTCGCGTGCCCTCCCTGGAAGCCAGCGTCTTGCACTGCCGAGTTGCCGGCGTAGATCATGTGGTCTTTGCCATCTGGCGCGAGTCGAGAAGGAACGATGATCTCACCTCGCACGTCTGCGGATTCCCACCCGCTGCCAACGTCAAATACCGGGTTGCTCGCATACTTGGTGAGAGTGTCTGGGAACTGAGCAGCAGTGGCGGACGCGCAGCATGTAAACTCTTTCGGTGTTCCATTGTGAGCGTGGTAATAGACGCGGTACAGGTCCGGGTTGAACATCACCGGGACTGGAGCGCTTATCAGAGTATCGTCAATGCCCTCCTGAGTGTTTCTCGAAATGACTGGTGTTGCGTGCTTCGTGAACCCAGAAGGATAGGATGCGATCGGAGTCGAGACGTAGCCGATGTTTCTATACAGCTCGCCTTCCTCCTCGGCAGCAGCGTAGAACCCATATCGGGTTGTGCCTACGTCAATGAACTTGAGATCCTCCATGCTGTTGCCGGCCTCCCACGCCAGCGACGGGAGAAGCTCAGGAACCGGGTTGATTCCCGTGCGTGCGAACCCATACAGCCATGGAGGAGTTGTAGATCTCGGCGCCGCGATATTTCTGCGACTTGCTTGCATCTAGATTCTCTGGAAAATCCACTGTGATGTGGCTGCCATGTTGCTCGTCTTGTTCGAGGCAACTCCGATCGATGTGATTTCGTCTCCCGTGTATCTATCGATGATTCCTGTGTATACTAGGTAACGGCTGGCGGTCGGATTGTACAACGAGTAAGCAATGAACTCAAGATGCTGGACGAGGCATGCCGAGTTAGGGTCCTGACAGGAAATGATGATCTCCCATTTGGCACCGGCAACCGCTCCTTCTCCGTTCTGAACAACAATTACAGAATCGGTCCCGACAGAACCGGCGGAGATCGTCCCGGGAGAAGTGCCGAGCGTTCCATCTGTCGGGAACGTGATCGCCTTGGCTAGTCCGACAGTCGTGCCATTCACGCGGACTGAGATATACTCGCCAGCCTCAGCGCCCACCGACGATCCTCGAACGATAGCCTTGAACCCGCCCTTGGTGTCCCCGGCGATCGAGACTGGGAGATCGAACGTGGTTTTATTGCTTCCAAAGGTTCCTGATACGCTGTCCTCTTGCACCAATGCCAGTGCAGAGAGCGCCTGCTGTTTCGTCGAGCTGCTGAGTTCGCCGTCTATAGTTGGGGTGGTAAGCACCGCGCTGTTGAGATTTGCCCAACCGGCTGTAAGCGCTGGAATGATGATGTCACTTGGCATTTGATTTCTCCCTATCCTGTGTACGCAAAGTCTGCGGCGATCAGGCCAGCGGCTATTGCGGCTGCTAGCACTGCGTCCCTCTTGGCGCTTCGGTTCCCGACGGTAGATTCCTCTGCCGTCTTAAGGGTCGTGTATGCGTTGGTCACGACGCTGGTAGTAAGTGAGATTTTACCAGTGATACTCGTTGGCGATGCTGTTTTGATGATCTTGACGCTTGGAATCGTATCGTAGGCTACAACTGAGAACACGCCATAGACGATGTCGTCGTTGTCTGAGAAAGCAACCGACAGCTCCCCATATGGGATCATGTCGTCGTCGTGGGACTGCCACCTCACCGGCTCGATCTTGGTGACGTTCTTTAGTTGCAGCGCCGTCGTCATTGTGTGCTTTGACATTAGAAGGACTCCAAGATGCAGACGAACCCATCACCACCGGCTGCTCCCGCCTGGCTGGTAGCAACTGAGCATGCTCCGCCGCCACCACCACCACCGTCGAGTTTGTAGCCAGCGTTGCTCACGTTCACCAGGAACCGCCCGCCGCCACACCAGTGGCTTGCCCCTCCAGCACCGGCAACAGCGACAGTCCCGCTAAGACGAATGCCAGGATTGCCGGGGAGTCCGACGTAGTTGATCGTCCCGTTGGTTCCAGCGCCTGCATAGATGCCGCCGGCCACGGCATTGACAGCCGTCCCAGCCGTCATACCGACGCCACCCGTCCCGCCCTTCGCTGTGTACGTCGTCCCGTTGTGGGTAATCGTCGTGTCGTTCCCGGTGCCACCGGTGCCTCCGCCGCTCGTTCCGGCGGTCCCGCCAGTGCCAACGGTATAGGTGCACGTCGTCGCTGCGATCGTGATGAACGCGATGAAGTATCCGCCGCTGCCCCCACCACCGCCTGCAGCAGAGTTGCCCGCCGATCCTGAGACGCCGCCGCCTCCACCTCCGCCACCCTGGCCGATCAGTAGCGCAGTCTTGGCGGTAGTCGTGAAGGTGTGCGTTGCCCCGGTTCCAGACGTGTACACCGTCGCCGAGGCGAGCCCAGTCCCTCCAGCGATTGCCATGGCGGCTAGCAAGGCATTCTCTGCCGAGGTTGCATGGTAGTACTCGCCGGTATTCCCACCTTGCAGACCGGTTAGCGAATTGTGCACCGACGAAATGGCAGTCGATGTGAAACTACCGCGACCTCCGGTGAGCCTGGTAACCGATGCGAGTTGCGCCTTTGCGGTTCCTCCATACGTGCTTCGAGCTCGGAATACAAGCTGGGCGATCGGGACGAATTCGGCGAAAGGAATCGTGCCAAGCGAAAGCGCCGTCGCCGTCTCTCCCTGAGCAGCCGCCAGGGTGGTGTGCTGCGTTTGTCCAGGTATGATGATGAACCGATGATCGCTATGTAGAGCCGTGGTCGCTATCACGTAGGCGGTAACATAGGTTCCAAGCCCCAGCCCGCTGATGTCGCCAAGCGTCCAGCCAGTAGCGCCTCCGGCATCGTAGTTGAGCTGAGGGTATGTCCCGTATAGGAACGGCAACGCGTTCCCGGTGCTCCATGTCCAATAGCCAGAGGTCCCAGATCTGTACCAGATCGTGTAGTCCGTCCCATCCGACTTCTCCGCGAGCGTCCTTCGGATATCCTCGTCCGCGATCACCGCCTCCGAGATGGAGAACTGAATTGCGACGTCGGTGTCGGTGTCAGGTGTGTAGTCGGCTAGGACTCCACCGCTGATTAGCTTTGTTCCCTCAGTTAGGTGGGTTTCAATGTGCCATCCGAGGTCACGATTCCAACCGTGAAGCTCGTAGAACCCAACCGAGGTGCTGCCCTCGCTCGAATAGTAGACGTAAGCCGTGGGCGCGACCTCGTGCAGATTCCAGAAATCAGCCGACCATGCGAACTCGGTGTCATCGTGGGCGAGGTACCAGGGTCCTTCGGTGGCATCGTGCGCGTCCGAAACGTACGGGGAATCATAGGTGAACTTCACCCCCTGCACCCAGACGTCGAATGTCGGCGCGCCACCATTCGCGAGGACTGTGATCTTTTGTGTCGCTGCGCTGTAGGAGATGCTAACCAGCCTATTCCCGCTGGCGTCCAACGGCCAGCCGTGCGGGATGCGGTAATTGGGGAGGTGGTAGAACTCGTCCGCTGTGGCGTCGCCGCCCTGCTTGCCAGTCGTGTCGTTGTGTGGTTGTGCGACTTCTTTCGTCGTGCGATTCCAATATTGCGTGGTGGTGTCGACGATGACGTTGTAAGAGTCAAGATACCAAGTGGTGCCACCCCATTCCGTTCCGCCGAGAACGGTTACACTCATCCCAAATTGGAATTCGTCGCTTGTGTCCATGTCGTCAGCTCTGGTAATGACGGCATGTTCTGATGGAGTGCCAACATTGACAATCCTATAGACCCCAGCTTGGACGTCATATACGGTTGTCATCCCTGGCACTCGATCGCACAGGAAAATCCTGTCATCATTGAGCAGCGTTGCGTCGTCTGCCCACGATGTTCCGCTTCGTGTGCCGACAGCGTCGCATGTCCATGTCCCTGTCGGTCCTTCGGTCCATCCCGATAGCGCCACCTCAGCTCCACAGAATGCCTTGACTGGCCCATGGATGGATGATGGGTGTACGTGATTCCCATGCGCCGCCGTTGCGCTGTCACCAGGATCGGCCAGGCCATCAGGCTCAGGATCGCTCTCGTAGAAACCAGGGAACGGCGTCGACGCGGGCGGGGAGTAGATCTTGAGTTTGCGCACGCCGCCAACAACGTCAGTCCCGAGCACCGTCCCGCCGTCGGCTACGGTCTTTTCGAGCAGCCCACCTACCGCCGTCGTGTCGTCGTTCTTCGCCTTGACGAGGTGGTCGCCCACCGCCGAAATCGTGAGCTGCCGATTCCCTGAGCCGCCTGTCTTGGTTACTGTCGCGGTTCCGTCCCCGACGATCTTCTCCTCGGCCGTCCCTGCCGTATCCGTCGCATCGACAATGACTTTGTGATCGCCCGTCCCGCTGGACGTCAACCCGAGTCGCCGAAAGGCCTCGGCGATGGCGTCTAGGTTCCGGTCAATCACGGGATTGCCGGTGCGGAAGACGGGAGGGACGATCGGCTGGGTCATTCGCGCTCAACGAAGTAGAGAGTCGTCGCGATGGCGCTTGGAGGAGTGGCGCCCGCCAGGAAGCCGATCAGGACGTCAGCCGCCAAGATGCTCCACTCAACATACTGCGGGACGGCGGCGGCGGTGATCGTGATCTCGCCGCCAGATGGCGTGTAGAGCTTCCACACCCCTGCGCCGTCAAGCGTGTAGAGTTTGAGCGTGACGTTCTGGGTTGCGCACGACGCCCCGATATGTGCCCGCACGTTCATGGCTCCGCCGCGGACAGGCCCGACGGTGGGGAGAGCCGCAGTCTTGGCGTACTGGTGGCCGCCGCTCCATGCCCGAGAATCGGTGCTGTCGAAGATCCAGGTGTAGCCGTTGGCGTCCGGCAGCACCGGCTGGGTCGTGATTTGCCGAGGTGGTTTGAATCGAAGCATGATGGTCTCCTTACTTGTCCGCTAGCTTTTCCGAAGTTGTCTGGCCTGTCTGCGACAGCTTGAGGGCGCTTGCCCTCGTCTTGGTTTCCGCCTGGCTCTGCTGGACGGCTGCATCGATGTCCGCTACCAGCGTGGTGCTCACCGGCGAGATTCCCAGGATCGTGCAGAGCTGCTTTTGAAGCCACCAGGGAGCCATCCAATCCTTGTCAGCCGAGGCCTTATCCGTCAGCGCATCGTAGATGTCACCGCAAATCTCCGCGTAGATCGATGGGTAGAGCGCCTTGAGATGGCCAACCTCAGCACCGATCAGCATTCCGTCCATTGCCAGGTCAAGCACGTAGAGCGGCGTCTGAGCCACGCGCCACGCCCAGCCGAACTCCGCCCACTCACCTGGCGATGGGTCATGCATGTACGGCCCGGTCAGGCGCTGCTCCACCCTGCGCGGGAACAGGCCAGCCAGGTATTCAACCCCGCGCGTCCACGTCAACGCGCAAGCCGGCGTCATCTCTGGCCCTACCGGGAGCAGCACATCCGTCAGCAAGTCGAGGTCGATGCCTTCCACTATGTCGTCGTTCGTCTCGCGGTAGTCGGGAAGCTCGGGAGGATCGGACTGCTTGCCCTGTGAGGTGGCCCCCACGAGCTCGCCAACGCGCTTTTTGATCGTCTCTGGCAGCTTGGCTGCTCGCTTGGTCTCGGCGTCACTCGGAGCGTCCAACGACTTGCCCAACGCGTGGGGAATGCCAAGCACGGCAACCAGGCATTCGGCACGCAGTAGCAGCTGCTCATCCATTCCGTATCGCCTCGCAAGTGAACCCGATGGCCAACCCGATGACAACACAGAGCACAATTTGGATCATCGTTGATTCTCTCCTGCGAACATGTCGGCAATCGTCCGTGGCCGTTCTAGCCTCTGTTGGTTTAGCATGCTCGGCGCGATGATGCCTGGGTTGAATGCTTGCGGTGACGCTGAGATTTGGGATGGGGTCATGCCAAGCCCGCTCCGAAGTGCCATGGGAGCCTCAGAGATTGCTCCTGACATCCCTCGACCTGCGCTCAAAGTCCGCGGATAAGCCGCAATGGCCGTGGGGACTCCGAGCATAGCCGCGATGGATCCAGGAACCCCAGCAATCTGGTGACCAAGGTACATCGCACCGAGCCCTGCCGTGCTACCCGCTGCGATCTTTCTGAGAGAAACCTTTTGCTCGGCAAACCGTTCCGCTGCATCCCGGACAACCGGCGAGAGCTTGGCATAGTCGCTATAGCGCTTGTTTCCATCCGCCAGCCTGCGCGGCACGTCCTCGACGTAGTCTTGTAGATTTTCGTATCGCTGCGCCCATCGGTTTGGGTAGTCTTGAAGATTGGCAAGCTTCGGCGTGCTCGGCTGGTCTCGCATGGTGAGGCCCATCGGCGTCCACTGCTGCCCAGCCGCTAGCGTGTAGGCGTGCTGAGGATTGCGCCGATAAATAGACGCGATTTCATCATTCACCGTCCGACGAAGCTCGCCGCCAACCATCCTCGCCAATTCCTTGCTCTCCGGTGGAGAATCGAAATTCACGACTCCAGCCCACCCCTTGTTTTGGATTTCCCTTGCATTTTCCAACAGGTTCTGAAGTGGCATCCTGTCGCCGAATCCAGCGCGATCAGCTCTGTTCTTGAGGAGATCGATGTATTTGTTTATGATTTCTTCGTGCCCAGTGCCTCTCTGTGTGCTCTTTACCAGCCCCTTGAGGCGAGACTCGATGGCAGACAGACTAACTGCAGAATTCGGCTCAGCCGCCAACGCGTGCTCATAGATCGGTGCTAGCTCCTTGTCCCAGACCTGCTGCTGACGTGAGTCTATCCGCGCCTCCATGTTCTTCCGGTCGAGCAAGTCTGGCTGCAACTCCTCGCGCTCGATGAAATCGCGCATCTCGCGTTCCCCTTCTACCTTCCCTCCACCCTTGGAAAACTGCGAAAGCGCCTTGCCCTGCAGCTTCTTTGCAGTCTCCTTGAGCGGCTTCATGGCCAGCGACGTCGTTAGCTTGTCGAACCCTTTCTTCGCGGATCCGGCAACGGCTGGGACTTGCCCCAGCGCCAGGTTGACGGTGGCGCCCTCAGCGGCAGACGCGGCGATTTCCTCTGGGGTTCCACCTCGAAGCGCCGTGTCGGTTGCGCTGTATAGAGCGCCCGTAGACGATGCCTCTGCCGCCTTCTGTAGCGCTGGCCTGACAGCGGTCTGCGCTTGCTTCGCGCCAAACATCGTGGCCAGCTTGGCAGGCCCCTGCGCGATGGTTTGTCCTGCCCTGGACAGTGGCCCGCCGATGGTAGCGCCCTCGACGCCCATGGACGCTACAGACGCCAACGCAGCTGGTGACGGTGCGATATCCTCTGGCCTTCTGAACTTCCCAGGCTCTGGAATTGGCTGCGCATACGGTTCATTCGGCAGTCCAGCCGCCTGAATCGCGCGGTTAGGCAATCCAGCGAACGCGCCTCGGCTGAACCTGCTGCTTAGCTCGCTGTATGCCTCTGGCACGGCCTCGCCGAAGAACGTCTTTAGCCCACCAGGAGCGGGCAACATGCCGGCTTCTATCTTACGCTTCACCTCCGGTGGAGCCGCAGCTAGGTTGGCTTCCTGTTGGCGCGCGAGTTCCTGCGAGCTAAGCGGTTGGGGCGCCTGTGCCTGCTGCTTGGCGAGTAGCTGACGGTTGTATTCCGCGGCTTGATGTGCCTTCTCCAGCACATCGAAGTCGAGATCGTCCGCGACGACGGGAGTCTTGCCACCCTTCGAACGCCTTGCATATTCCTTCTCCAAAGCGTCGAAATCAAGGTCGCTCACTGGCCACCCCCCATCAGCTTCTTGACCTGCTCATGGATTCTCGCCGCCTCTTTCAAGTTGCCGGCAGCCTTGGCCGCCTTCCCCTTGGCGATGAGATCTGGCACGGTCTCAATCTGCGTGCGAGCCTGTGCTGTGGTTGGCCCCCTGGTCGATGGCTGAGCGCCTCCCATGCTGGCCCGCCTAGCTTCGTTGCTTGCCGCTGTTGATCCAGGTGTCTTTGACGTCGACTCGATGGCGGCTGCCTTATTCTTGAATTGGTCGGAGAACCATTGAGCCGATGCGGACATCTCGTCCGGCGTCGACGTGAGCAGATTGCTATGCGCGACGGCGGCCTTCTGCGACGATTCGCCGAGTGGTCCAACTGGATCGAAAAATCGCGCGATGCCGGTTCTTACGATTGGCTGTAAAGTGTTCATTCTGCGAGCGGCGGTCGCTAGAGCCTTGTCATCTCCGGCCATCTTAGCGATTCTCTGGTCTAGTGTGGACGGCTGGACTCCAGCCCACTGGAGCAGCTTCTGTGCCTTGGCAAGACCGGTTCCTTCCAATTTTTCGGACTCGATCTGCTCCTTGTTCGCGTCGCGCAGAATCTCGGCAGCCTTCGGGTTCTTCTTGATCAAGTCTCGATATTCATCGAGGAATCCAGCTTGCTGTCGGTAGGACTCGGCGCCCTCGGCAGCGCTAGGGGAAAGCCCAGACTGCTGCCCAGACTGGTTGATCGCCTGAGTCGTCGAGGTGTGCCCGCCCTGCACATCGACCTTTGCGGCAACAGCCTCGGACGACTTAATCCCAGCCTGCGCGGCGGCCTGCTGGATTGTCGCCACCTTGGCGGCCATCTCGGCAGTGAGCTTTCCGGCCATGCCGCTTTTAGCGGCTAGCTCGGTGCGCTTGGCGACGATGTTCCACAGAGCCGCACGGTTTGTGTCCAGGTCGGAGAGTTCCTCGGCGCGATTCCTCAGAGCATCGGACATGTACCCGCGGGCAAGTTCGGCCTGCTTGAAGAGACGCTCGGATCGCTGCTGTTTGCTCTTCAGGTCCTTCTCGATCTCGTCGTTGACCATGGCGAGGACTCTGTTGTCTCCGGCACCAAGCGAGCCAAGCCCGATCAGGATTCGAGTCATCGTCTTGTCGAGCGACGTCTTATTGTCCCAGAATCCACCCGGATCTTTCATCGCCTCGTTGATGCGCTGCCGTTGCATGTCCTGAGCCTCAGCGATCCTCGTCGAATGCTCCTGGCGAATTCGCTCACGCTCGACGGCATACTGCTCGTCTTGCATCGCCTGGCCGCGCATGATGTCGGCTTGCTGGCGTGCGATGTCAGCTTCTCGAACGGCTAGCGCCTTCTCGGCGTCTGCCTGCTGCTGGAAGGCCGCTTGCTCGGCATTGACGAACCCCTGGCGCTCCGGCGTGTTCTGGACTTGGCTGGTGTTGACTTGCGGGCTGTATGTCGTCGTGCTGTCCGAGAAGGGCAGCCCGGTGGCCCGGTTCAAGGCGCCTTGCTGTTGTTCGTCACCGGGTGGCATGATGACCTCCTAGAACAAGCCGCCAAGTCCGCCGAGGCCCATGGAGCCAACCATGCTCCCCATGTTGGAAATTAGCCCCTTGTTATTCTTGCGCATGTAGTCTTCGTATTCCTTCTGGCCTCCATAAAGCGTGCTATACACGTCGGTCTGCCCCTGCATGGCTCTGCTGGTTATATCATACGATGCCTGTTTGCGCTGCAAATCTAGTGCATTAGCTTGCTGTTGAGCATTCAGGTTAGCCAATGACAGCGCCTGATTACCGGCGTTGGACTGAGCCGCGTAGTTGAGAGCAGCTTGGTTTGCGGCTCCTGCATTGGTAAGTCCCGCTTGCTGCAGAGCCTGCATGTTCGCAAGGCCCATCTGGTTGCCGAACCCAAGGTTGGCAAGCGCCATCTGCTGCTGATTGCCAGCGTTGAACTGGCCAGCCTGCTGTGCGAGCTGGGCATTCTGCGCGGCGGCTCCGATGTCCTGCGCCCTTGCACCTGACAGCACGTTGCCGAGCGCGCCCTGCGCCTGCGCAATTTCCTGCGCTCGGAGGCCGGCCGCTTGGCTTCCCGCCTGCTGCTGGATTTGAGCTTGATTGTTCTGCGCGTTCCGCATGGCCGCGAGCCTAGCTGCACCATGGGCCGCCTGAGCGGCGCTCGCCTGGCCGGCGATGTTGGCGGCCGTCGACTGACGAAGCTGCTCCTGTGCAACCGAAGGACCTTGACCAGCCGCCGTGCCCTGCAGGCTGCTGATAAGCTGGCCTTGGTTTTGTCGCATCTGGTTGGCTTGGGCCATGTCGAGTTGCGAGCCGAATGCCGTAGACGCTTGCCCCCCCATCGCCTGCCCTTGCGCGGCTTGCATCTGTGTGACGGGCGCCTGCCTCCAGTTGAGGGCCGCCGCCTGAGGTGTGTCATAGGGATTCGCTAGACTCCAGTTTCTGGCAGATTCGCGCGGATCAGTAACAGACATCATCTGCGCGTTGTACATCATAGCTTGGTCGCGAAGTTCTCTCGCTTCACGCGTATTGTTAGGACCGAACTCGGTGCCACCACCGAAAAGCATTGATGTAAAGCCAGAACCTTGACCGGTTCCAAAAATATCGCTACTTGAGCCCATGTCACGTACTCCTTGCCGCGCGGTTCGCGCTGCCAAGTCTTCCGAGTCCGCCCTTGGACGCAACCGAAATCCCGATCGCGTCCAGGGTGATGCCAGCCGTTGCCGTTGCCGCGTTCTCTCCGATCCAAATGGTCATGCGGGCGCATTGCCCGTACTGCGGCTTGGCGATGACGTGCTTCTTGGGGCCAGCCATCAAGGTCGCATTTTCTGTCAGGCCAAAGTCGTCATTGGTGAACGCAAGCTTTAGGGTGGTCCCGCTAACTACGTCGCAAGTCAGCTCGGTTGCCCAGATACGAGACCAGCCGTTAGGGCCAGTCGGAGAGATGAGCGACAGCTTTACCCATTCCTGATAGGACGTCCCGTAATCGGTCAAGCCGCTGTCCGACTGGTAGACGTTCCCGTTGCTCTGCAGCTGATACATCACCCCAACCGCCGTAGCCCATGCCCAGACGTTCGTGGGATGCGCCCAGCGGAACCATTGCCCTGCACGATTCGGTGGCGCTGGCAAGGTGAGGTCATGCACGAGGACGAGACTCGTCGTCGAGAATCTGATCTGGTCGCCGCCTGGCGTATACGTAGCGGCCGTCCATGCGTAGGAGCCTGGGACATCGTCAGTAACCTGAGCGCCGGTCCACGAAAAGGCCAGGCCGCGATCGAGCATGTAGACACCGTGACTCGTCGGCAGCGCGATCCCAGTCGGGACACGCGCGCAGGCTCGCTGGCAGAGCGGCCCGAACTGGGTACCGATCACCATAGGGGAATCGTAGACGGGCGTTCCGGTTAGCTCAGGGCCAACACCGACCAGCGGAGCGATGGCAACAGCACTGCAGATCGCCAGCTTGTCGTCCAGGCTGAGCAGCGCCGTTAGCAAGCCTGGGATGTGGCCCGTGTCGACGGTAAACTCTGCCGCGAACGCAAGCCCCTCACCCTCGGTGGCAAACGCCGTGAAAAACACGCGGTTGTCGATGGTGCCGACGAACGCCCTGCCCTGGTGTACCTGCACAAGGTTGCACCCGATCGGCGGCCACATCTCGACGGTGTTCCCCGTCGTGTAGAGCTGAGCGTTTGCCACGAGATCGACATCCGTCAGACGATCGTACAGAACGGCATCTGCTGCGTTGGGCACGTTCGCGATATGCCCAACCTTGTAGAATGTCGTGCCAGCCACCTCGGTTCGATATACCTCGATGACGGCCGGGTGAATGAGCGCGTCCAGGTTCGTCACCGGAGAACGCTCGGTGACGGTTGTCATCGGGATGGTGACGGCGTTTGTCCTGCCGGACGCGTTCGTGTGGCTGACCGACGGGCAGATCTGCGACCGTTGCGTTCTCCCCTTGCTATCGGTCCATGCGAGGCAAGCTCGGTAAAGGCGCGTTCCAGTCTCGATGACGGCGAAGGGAGCCGAGATTGCCACCGGCGTAGTCCCACCGATTGCCAGTTGGAAAGCCGCCGTTTCCCCGGCGGTTGGGTCATCGCTGCCAGCATCGATCAGAACCTCAAGCCTGTCCGCTGCAGTCGCACCGGAAAGCGATTTTACCGCCACGGACCACGTCACCTGCTGCCAGTTTTCATCAAGGGCGACGTCGGCCACATCGCCATTTTGCCAAGCTAGATTTGTGTCCGATGTGCGAAGCTTGTAGTCTGCCGAGCTAGATCCGCGCTCAAGCACATAAGAATGCCCACCCACGGGATTCAAAATGCGCACCCAAACGTTGATAGTGACGGTCCCAGCGGGCCACGGCGTATACCCTGGATATCCTATGGCCGTAGTGAGGGGGATGGTAGCTTCTCCAGCAGAAAACGGCACTGAGATGAGACTCGATGCGAGCACTGGATTTCCTGTGTTGTCTCCAATCACTGTGGCGAATGGAACCAGATCACCGATAATTATAGAGTCTGCGTTGACGGTCGCGCCGAATGTATTCCCAATCGACGATTCGGATGGTGACACCGTCTCAGGGCCAAGTGGAAATGCAGCCTCTGTGACGTGCTGGCCGTCGTAACTCTTGAGGCAACCGCCTGGGAGCAGCAGCGACCCGGCAATCTCAGCCGGCTGGGAGCACGCCGTCGACGTGTCTGCATACCCGATCTTAGCAACCTTGAGCAAGACGGTGCCAGGGCCGCCTGGGCTGATAGGCTCGTTGAGGATGCCGAGCGCCAGTGCGTTGTAGTCGAGTCTCGGCAGGAGCGTGCTGCATCCGTTCCCGGCGTAGTCGCCCGCGCAGAGATGGGCACCGATGGAAGTCCACACCGGCAGCCCGGCGGCGACGCCAAGCCGCAAGATGAACGCGCTTGCCTGCCAATCCGAAACGTGAGCGATGCCAACCGCGACCTCGCCCGTCTCTGCCGTGCTCAACTGGGTGGCGTGGCATAGCAACCCGGCATTCTTTGCAACCAGGGTGGGACCAGCGCTAAATCCCCAAAGCCAAACAGCCCTAGACCAGCTTCCCGTGTACACACTGACATCAAAGAAAAACTCCGGGGTGGTACCCACAACGGTTGCGGTGATTCCTCGGCAATATGGCTTGTCGAGCGGCGCGGAACCAGTGCACGTCCATTGCGATGGCTCGACGCTCCCGGTGGCGCTTACGGCCATCGTGCTCAGCGTTAGAGTACCGTAGTAGATGGTGCCGTAGTACATGCCAACGATAGATGCCGTCGTCGCGCTAGCCTTGTAGGCAATCGCAGGTACAATGGCAACCGACGGCAACGACGCCTCAACCGTCGATGCAACCGACAGCGTGAATGCATTAGGTCCGCCACGCTCAAGCTTTCGGACAACGAAATTCCCGCCGCCCGTCTGCTGGTAGGCGATGAGCCACGTGTTGGCCGCGGTCCTACGCACAGCGTACGGGGCAGCCTGCACGCCTGCCGCCTGCAGGCCATAGATCGGACGCTCCCCGATGATGTAGAGATCATCGATCATTGCCGACCATGTGACTCCTCGGTGGTCAGCGTCCCACTCGCCGACGCGAAGGTTGTTGGTCCCGCGTTCGGCGGCGAACGCGATGAATCTCGGCGTTGCTTCGCCAGTGTCGCTTGCGATTACTCCGTAGTATCCAGCTGGCAATGTTGTCTTAGCTTGCAGGCACGATCCGCTAGTCCCGTCGACAAGCATCCACCCTGACTCAGAATCGTCGTTAGCTTCGACGCCGCCGCTTGTCAGGATGAGCACATAGCGCCCGATGACGGCAGAGTCTACCTGCAAGAGCGAATCCGTCCCGTCACAAACGGCGTTGGTGGCCGATGCCGACCAGATGCGCGCCGATTCGTACGCCCTGCGACCGCGCGCCGCCCAGGCTGCAGACGTAGCGTCGCGTCCGTACACCTTGTCGCGAGTCGCGAGCACGAGTTCGTCGCCAAGGGCGGAAAGCTCCCGCCCGCCCGTCACAGTCGCGCCATCAGCATCGAGCATGGCCAAGGCGGTCAGGCCAGGCCGTTTCTTGATCCGCCCGTCCTTGTCCATCGACCAGTTACTACCGTCGATGATCGTTCCAGCCACGGCTGTGCGCGGATTAGCCTTTTCGTCGAGGCCTAGGAGCCTGACATCGAGGTTCGTGGGCTGGCCGGCCGCCATCTACCAAAGCTCCGGGCCGACTTCTTCCATGACGTCGGCGATGATGATCTGATCTCCGTGTGCAGATGTCAGGGTTGCCGTCACCTCAGATCGTGCTTGCTTCTGAAGCGCGTAGTGCAGATCGGGCGAATCGTCAAGCTTTTGCCGCATCTTGGCGGCCACGCCCTGCTTGATGTATTCGTCGCTGCCCTCTGGGATGCTGATAGCCGTCGCCAGCGTCGCCGTGGTGACGACTGGAGCCGAGTACAGATACCAGACGCGAAACTGGTAGGTGCCAGCCTGGTCAATCGGCTGGAGCCAGAGCGTGTCTCCGATGAACCGATACGACAGCAAGCCGACGTGATCGCGCGTGACGAAGTTGTAGAGCTTGAGCTTGCGCCAGTTGTTGGTACTGGTCGCTACGTCAACGCCACGCGGGCTAGCCCAGTCCGTGAGCGCTGCCCCGGCCGGTGCGGCTGCCGTCATCGACATGGTGTAGGCGCCCGCTGGCATCGTGAGCGCGGGGGTAACCTTGGTGAACGCGTCGCGGTTCACTCGCTTTCCCCACTGCCAGAGCGTGGTCAGCTCGTTGTTGATCCAAGCGACGAGCGTCGGGTATCCATCGCCGGAGCTTCCGAACAGCCCATAGCCTTCCTGGTCGGTCAGCTTGAGACAATCATCGATGATGGCTTGTGGGGTTACGCTTTGAAACATGGGGAAAGGCCGGGCGATTTGTTGGACCGCCCGGCCCCTTGGTTACTTCTTTGCGGGACCTCCGATCAGGATGGCGGCAAGTGGTTTCTTCTCCTTGCCTTCGTCCTTCTCTTCGCCTTCCTCACCCTCTTCGCCTTCGAGTTCCTGATCGACGAGGATGTGCAGGTCCTTGTATGCGTCTGCGGCTTCTCCGTACTTGCCCGACTTGCAGGCATCCCAGAATCGCTCGCAGGCGTCCGCCTTCGCGGCAGAGTCTGCTTCGTCCATCATGGCGTCACCGAGCTGGTCTTCACCGAGAATGCGATGAAGAACTTCCCGCCGCTTTCGATGTCCGTGTCCGTGTGGGTCTCGTCCGTGGTGCTGGTGACATCACGGAAGAACTGGATCTCGAAGTACCCAGTCTCCGGGGTGTAGTTTCGGATCGCCCAGTGGATCGCGGAACTCGTGGTCAATGCGTTGTCAGCCTGCGCGCTGACCACAGCCACGTTGATGTCTTGGAAGCCAAACGGCGCAATCACCGTCGAGCTTGAATAGACGAGGGTTGGGATCGCATACGTCACCCCGTCTTCGGCAATGAGCTGGATGCGATAGCGCCCAGTCTTGCCCGCCACTTGGACGATCTTGGCCCCAGGGCAATCGTAGGACGAAACAGCTCCAGACGATCCGATCGTCGCAGAACCGCTCACCCTGACCATCCCACTGCGGGTCATTCCCTTGAGGTGTCTCCACCACCGATTGAAAGGTACGCTCATGATGTTCCCTTCTTTTTTGTGCTGTTACTTCTGTTGGTTAGAGGTCGGTGACAACGCCAGCGTGGCCGGGAGCATCGACGTGGAATTGGAAACTGGACACCACACGGGCGCCCCAGTCATCCGTGCCAGCGATCTCACGGACCATCAGGCCGTCGGTCTGATCGATGAAGCACAGGTCGTCACCGGTGTGCTGGATACCCACGTCCTCGACGTCGAACAGACGCGCGCGGCCTTCCGCGAAAGCGCTGTCGCTGTAGCAGACGAAGTCACCAGACGGGCCCTGGATGACGATACCCTTGAAGCCGAGCTTCACGCCGTCCATGTCCTCGATGTCGAAGTAGGTTTTGTTGAGGATCGACTTCGCCAGCTTGGCGTAGGTGTTCGCCCCGAGCACGCAGTGGGTAGTGGTCCCGCCGGCCGCGTCGATGTCAGCGCTCATGTCCAACAGCGCCTCTTCCAGGTTCCCCGAGAGAGTCGCCGAACGACGGAGACCGCCGAGACGCTCGCTCAAGGTCTGGTCGACGTTGAAGAACGAAGCAGAACGCGCGCCGTCGGTGTCCGGGAGGAATCCCTCGAACCCGCACGGTACGATTCGGCTCGGGCTTGCGCTGTCCTGCCGATCGCCTCGGCGAAACAGGTAGTCATTCGCGGCCCACGCATCTCCGACGGTCATGTCGGTATCCATGGTCAGCGTCCCGGCGGCAGCGTTGCGCGCGGTAACCTTCGCATACTGAACCGTGGGGGACGTGGTCGGGTCTCTCAGGTCTGCGCCCGAGACGGACTCGGAAGCGACGAGAGCGGTCCCGATCTCGAACATGCGGGTCATCCACGGATACTTGAGCGTGATCGTCACCGTCGAGATGCTGCCGATCTGTCCAAGAGCGCCGAAACCGTTTCCGTCGAGGTACATTTCGACATAGCGGGTGATGGCCGTCTTGGTGTTCTCGATCTCGCTGACGATCGCCTTCACGAAGCTGCCGACGCCCTGAGAACGACGGATGAGAGCACCGGACACGCGCGCGAACTGGAAAAGCTCGCCCGGAGTCAGGAACCAGTTGGTGTATCGGCTGTATTCGGTGGCGGCTTCCGCGTAGCCAGTGGCGTACGTCGCCGAGCCGGCTTGCGGGTTGCTGTACTTGATCGGAATCTTGAAACCGTAGCCGAATGGCGCCTCAACCAGCGTTCCCTTTTCCTTGCGGAGCAGGGCCAGCGTCTTGGCCTTCTTGTAATCGATTTCAACGATGCCGTTCGGGTAGGTTTCCCGGAGGATTGATTGTGCAGAACTGACGTCGAGAGACATGGTGTTTTCTCCAAAGTGTTGCGGTCATGGGTCCTCACTTCGGCATGTCGCTCGGCCGTACTTCCTGACTATGTGCTCACCGACTAACGGTCAATTCCGCGGCTTCGCAAGGCCGCAGCAGCGCGATCCATCGGCGTGATGCGCTTTTCGTACTTCCTGCGTGGTTGCTCTGCAGGCTTCTTTGCTTCTTGCTTCGGTTGCTCCTTGGGCTTCTCGGCCTCGGCAGGCTTGGCAGCCGCGGGAACGGGTGGGGGAGGGGGTGGGGGAGGCGGCTCAAAAGCTGGAGCGTAGCGATCCCTTAGCTCTTTCTCGCAGGCGTCTAGCACCTCAAGTGGAGACATTTTGTGGCCATTCTTCTGCTCAAGCAACTTGGCGACGTTCCACAGCTGCTGGCCGTTGAATTCAGTTCGAGATAGCATCGGCCGCTTAGCAAGATCGGCATTGTGGATCGCCATGGCTTGCGTGACGAAGTCGAACCCTTTGGCGTAATCTTCTGCGGCGTCCTTCTCTTCCTTCTGCTTCTTTTCGGCTGCGGCTGCTTCCTCGGCAGCCTTAGCGACGCGCGCGCGTTCGGCCTCGGCTTCCTGGTAGATGCGGCGGGCTTCCTGCTCGGCGATGATCTTGGCGCTTGGCTCGACTTCGTGGCTCTTCGCCTCTACGAGTTCCTCCATCGTGAAGCCGAAAAGGGCGGCTGCGGCATACCTGCCACGCGTCTGCGCCGTCTCGCGCACCTTGCGCACAAAGGCGAGATCTTCGCTGTCGCGTGACTTCTCAGACGAGAAGGCCTGGCGTTCGCTTTCCAGCTTCGCCCGCTCGGTTTCGATCTGCGCCTTGAAAGCGTTCTCTCGCTTGGCTACGGCGCGCTCACGCTCGGCTACGATGGCCATGGCGCGCGAAAGGCGCGTATCCTTCGCAGCGGCAGCTTCGTCTGCTTTCTTCTTGTCCTCGGCTGCCTTGGCTTCCGCCTCTGCCTTTGCCTTGTCGGCTGCTTCGTCTTTCTTGGCTTCGCCTGGCTTCTCAGCGTCGGCCTTGGCCGCTTCCGTAGCCTTCCTATCCTCGCTAGGCTTCGCGTTTTCGACGGCCGGCTTGTCACCTGCCAGCGCCTTCGCAATCGCCGCGTCTGCGCGAGCTGCGGCCCTCTGGTGCGTAGTCTGCTTGCGGTCGGCTTCCGCGATCAGGGGGGAGCTATTCGCTGGATCGCTCGACGTGGTAACGGCCTGTGCCGGTGCGGGGGTGGACGTGGTAACGGTAGCGGTGGGGGCTTGTGTCGCTTCAGCCATTTTGCTCCTGGGTCTGCTCGCCGGGTTCCGCCCGGTCGGTCTTCTGGTCGTCTGACCAGTCGATCAAATCGTAGTTTGCGCGGAAGGCATCCGACGGGGGCCGCGAGTCGACGGTGCTGGACTTGCGCCCGCGCTTGTAGCCGATCTGCGAAGGCTTCGCCTTGCGCGCGTAGGTCATTGCGGCAGCCCTCCTACATCCTTCATGTGGGAAAACCGGCCAAGTTCCATAGCCGAGCTTCCCTCCTCGGATTTTCTTGCGCAGGCAGGGTGCCAGACGACTCGTCGAAGGACGGAGTTCCGCTCCAACACATATCCGTCGACAACCGTTTCGTCGCAGATCTTGCCCCCACACTCATTGCAACGAGTAAGTGTCAACACGTCCAGGACGCTAAGTCTCATTGCGGAAGCCCTCCACCCGGCATGGGCATCTCGGGGATGGGAGGCGGCGCGATCGGCGACTGTTCAAGCGGCGTCGGAGCTGGCGGTGGGACCGCCGCCATCGGCTGCTGAATCGGCGCCTGCTTGGCCGCGAAGTTCTGCGTGAGGAAATCCGCCTCGCTCATGAGCCGTCGGAGCATGTCGAGGTTGCGCACCGGCACGCCGTCCATCTGCAGCGCGTGGAAGTAGCTCCGACATGCCATCGTCTTGAGCAGCGTGAGCCCCTGGGGGCCGAGGTACGGCTCTGGGGCGAAGTACTCGCCGTCATAGAGCGCGCCGTCTACCATCATCTCGATGAGTTCACGAATGGCCGTCTCCATCGTGACGACCTTTTCGAGATCGGGGAAGGCCAGCAGCTTGAGGCCAAGCCCGCCCTGCACTTCCTCCGGCGGCAACAGGCCGCCCTTGATGATGTCGACGACGTTCTGGATTCGCCCGCTGGTAGTCGAGCCAAGCATGCTCGTCGGCGTCGTCACCATGCGGATGTCGCGGATATCTCCCTCGACGTCCTTCCACTTGATCTTTTCGTAGCTGCGAGCACCGAGGGCGTTGACGGCAAAGTCCGGATCTTCCTCGGCCAGCTTGGCGGACAGGCGAAACCCCATCTCGCCAGCGGTGACGGTGTGCCGCTCGATGCGCTGTCCTTTGAGCACCTGCCTCGTGCTGCCCGTGTCGTTCATCTCGCGGAGGGCGCGGCCAGACGCGTCCTGCATACCCATCGGCAGCGTCCCTTGCGCCTGGAATTCGTTGAGCCCCGTGTCAGCCATCGCCCACGCGACGAGCTGGTTCAGATACTGGTAGAACTCAGGCGGAAAGGCTGGCGACGTCGTGAACTGCGGCATTGTGCCGGTGTAGTGTCCGACTCCACCGATCGCGTTGGTGATTTCGTCCTCGACGACGTCTGAGCCTTTTTCGAGCCACACGCGGGGGACGCACGCCAGCCGCTGCCCCTTCGAAATCGTGAGCATCATCTCGCCAACCTGCGTGTGGTAGCCGACGAGTTGCTCAGCCACCGGGCTGTTGCACGATCCGCGGTCAGCCTCAGCCCAGAATAGGCGCGCTATCGGGAAGAAGTCAAACTCCCATGGCTCATCTTCCAGCGTGACGTTGGCGAGAGTCATGATGTGCCGGCCGGGATTCGTGGCATCCTCGGAAAGGTGCCACATCTCGGACACCTCGACCTGATCGGCCATCAACTCGTTGCCGAACATGCGCCGGTAGATGTGCGTGAGCTGAGGGTTGGTCCCGTGGGGGCACTGGCGAATCTCGTCGGCCTTCTCGGGATAGCGATCCATCAGGACGCTTCGAGCTTCGAGGGTACGCATTCCTGCGTTGTGCAGCGGAGGCGCCTCGTAGTCGTTCCACAGGAAAGCCCCGGGGTGGACGCGGTCGCAGCGAATCCGCTTGTTTTTGCGATCTATCCACATCTTGGCGAGTCCACCGGAACGAGTCAGACAGCAATCCACAAACGCGCGCTGCTGGATCTCGTGGAAGCCGCACTCGCGCAGTAAACCGTTGATATACTTCGTCTGCTGCCTGGCGCGCTTCTGCAGCTTCCAGCTTGCTCCGTCGGTCTGGCAACGAATCTCCGCCGGGTTCTTGGCCAACATCGCAGCGGCGGTGTCCACACACCTGCGGATGATGTTCGCCCGCGCCTTGGTGTACGAATTCATGATCGACGCTGCTTGGACGATGGGCGCCCCGGCACGCATCTGAATCAGCCAGAAAGGCGGCTGAGCCTCGTAGAGGCCCGTGTAGAGGTCGTCGTAGAGCCGTCGCTGCCCGTGCAAGCTGTGGAGCGTGGACAGCAGAGCGCGAGCTTGAGCAACGCCGTCGTCGCCCTCGCCTTCCCACCATCGCCCGCTGTCTACGTTCGGATCGACAGCCTTCCCCATCGTCGAAATGCGATGGGGCAGACGCTGGACTGCTCGCTTGACGACGGAACTCTTAGCCATCGTTCACCCCAGCTGCGATGCCGACGTCGCGCAAAACCTCGTGCGCCTCGTCCGGGTTGATGCCCAGGTTCTCCAGCTGCTTGCGCAATTCGGAAGAGATCGGCGGGAAGGTTGTGGCGGCCTTCGCGGACACCTTCCGCGCCGAGGTGGAGGGGGACGACGCAGGGAACGGACCAGCGAGCTTGAGGGTGGTAGTCTCGCCGCGCTTCGTCGTGCTGTACTCTGACACGCCACCGGCCCGTAGCTCCTTGAGGAGGCTGCGTAGTTGGCCGATCCGCATGATGACAAAGTGGCACGGATGCGCCAGGTAGTCAAGGGAATCAGTAGCCTAGATGACGTTCTGTCTACTCGAATTGCCATCGTGACAACGGCAGTGACAGCTTGGCAAGCGATGTGCCAGAAAGTCACAAGGACGTAAGCTGGCTTACTCGAATCCCATGAGCATTTCTAGGGGGTCCCGTCCGGCGGCTCGCTTCTGCTCGGCAAGCGCGCGCTTCATCGTCTCGGTGGGCTCGCGCCAGTTTGGGTCTCTGTCCGGTGGCGGGTCCTCGAAGTACGCCCGGCACTCTCGCCAGCCGTACAGGACAGCGTCGGTCATGTTGCCGTGGAAGCCGCCCTTGCTGGCGGGTAGCTCCTGCAGCTTTCCACCGTTGGCGAGCGCCTCCGGGTCCTTCCGCACGAGGGCGCATTCCTCGGCGAAAACGGACTCTTCGAGCGCCATCAGTTCACCCTTGCGCAGCGCCGTGTTAATCAGCGCGATGTGCGCGCCCTTCTGGTTCTTGTCGGCCGGCTTGACGGGTAGCTGATGCCGGCGGCGCACCTCCTCGGCCACGAGCTTTCCCAAGGCGCCCTGGTCGATCACCATGCTCTGCGGGTGGTAGATCTCAACGAGGCGCTTGACCTCGTTGGCAGCGTCTGTGATGTCCACGTGGTTGGTGCTCCACTCGTCGACGACGTAGACGGTGCGCGAATACTGCGGCCATCCGAGCACGGCCACGGCCATGTTGTCGTCCCACCCCAAGTCCCACGCGAGAACGTAGCGCCAGCTTTCAGCCTTGGGCAACGTGGTGTAGATGTTGTTCGCGCCGAACTCGAAGAGCAGCGCCTCTCGATCTTCAACGTCCTCGCCGAGGTACTCACGACGGAACGTTGGATGCTGTGGCGTCCAGCCGAACTCTTTGCAGATGTCGGCTAGAATCTTGTCAACGCTCTGGCCGGCAAGGAAGGCCGGGAATCTCTCATTCTCCCGCACCGTCCAGTGATGCTGCTCGCGGCCCTCGGCAAGCTTTCCCTTCCAGCACTCGTAGAAGAACCCTCGGCGCAGGGCTGGCGGCGTGCCGGTGAGGGTAAGAGCTCCGTCGTAGTCGGTGAGCGCCGGGCGGATGACGTCCTGAATGAGCGGGCGAATCACCCGATCTGGGAAGCTGCCCGCCTCGTCGATGATCGCCTTCTTGAACTTCTTGCCGCGGTACTTCTCGATTTCCTGCGCGGTATGGGCGCCGCGAAGCTGGATCTTCACGCCGATAGGCGAGATCAGCTCTAGATCTCCGTCGCGCACCTTGAAGCCAAGCTGGTACTCCGCGTTCAACCGCACCAGGTCTGGCCAGATGATTTCCTTTGCGTTGCCTCGGGTAAGGGTGACGTAGAGTTCAGGGACGATCGGCGGTTCAAGCGCTCCCAGCATCAACTCGATGGCATCGCCCACGGTCTTGCCCGAGCGGCGCCCGCACACCTTCACCTTGCGCTTGTGCGGGCTCAGGATGGCCGCGCGTTGCGGCCCGAATGAGCAAGCCTCAGCGCTGAACTCGGCCGCGCGCCGGGATTGGGCGAGCTGGCGGAGGGTCCTGGCTAGGCGTGCTGCTTGCGTGTCCATCTGGCTCCTTCGTCGGAGATGCCGTCATCTTAGCGAGCGTGAACGTCTGCCCCGTCGTATCCGGCGCATCCACGCAGATCACCGTTCCCGGGTGAATCTGCACGAGCTGGCTGCTTCCATCGTCGAGCAGGAAGAGTAGCGCCATGTCGTGATACGTGCGGATTTCCTTCACGCCGCGCTTGCCTGGCGACCATTCGGTGTAGCACTCGCCTTTGATGACCGCCACGGCGTTGGGGAAGCGGACGGATTTGATGTTCATTGGATTTTCTCCACGGTGATTCTGATGCGGTCGCCAGGCTTGAACGCCGGAAAGTCGTCGGCGACCTCAACCATGGCATTGATGCCAACCCAACGATCTGGCTCTGGCTTGAACGCGCGAAGTGCCCACGCAGATTTCAGCTTAGGCGATTGCTCGCCATATCTCGCGACGTTTAGCGCATCACGATGGACCGCGATACCGTCGACGCTATCGATTTCTCCCTCGAAGATCATTCGGCATACTCCTTGAGAAGTTCTGGGTAAAAATGCCACTCTCCCAGGTCGCTTCCTGGCCAGTGGCTGATGATACGATGCAATCTTACTCCGGACAGCATCCCAGAACAGATGCCTAGCCCGCGAAATGCCTGCTTGACGTAAGCCCAGTGCAACGCCAATCCGTCGCCGTCAATGCCTCCCTTGAAACACGCGAACCCCAGCAGGGCGTCCGGCTCACCCTCGACGTGAGCAACGACCGTCACCGTGCGCTTGTCGGCCAGGATGCGCTCCACCACGCGATGCCACCGCTCCATGAACTCGGCCTCGCTCACGATGACTCGACCAGGGAAGTGCTCCCAGTAGCCACGAAGCCAGGCCTTGTAGATGAACGGCTCATCACTTGGGCTCATGGGGCGGATGGCGAAGTCGCTCATTTGGAAAACCTATTCTTTGCAACGTCTGCCAGCCATTGCCCATGGCGCCTATGCCCAGATTCTCGCCAAACCTCAGACAAGTATCTCCATAGTGCCTCGCAATCGCAAGCCCTTGAACTATCAAGCAAAACATCGACAGCCCAGCCAATGGGTCGTGTTGCTAGATGAGAGATGTCGCTCACGCTTCCCACCCCTTGAGCGTGAGGATGTCCTGCCGTCTCTGGCTCGCATGCGCTTCGGCTCGCTGCTCGTCGGTGAACGATTGCTGTGCTATCCAGCCTCCGTCACGATCTAGCTCGTCGACGATCCATTCCAGCTCGTTCGGGTGTCGCACATCGATGGATACCACCGGAGCACCCTGCTTGCCAGGCGGAGGCCCGTAGACTCGCCTTGCCTCTGCCATATCCTTGGGCATGCGCTCTGCCATCTTGAAGAACGGAAGGAGTCGCGCCGCCTTCGCCTTCTTGGGCACGATGTCCACGTGCCACATGCCGTGACAATTCGCGATCAACTCCGCGTGCCCCGGCACCTCCGCGCACTTCTTGCGCAGAATCTTCACCTTCCCGCCGCATGTCTTGCATTCGATACGATCGTCAAACTTCATGCTACCCGTCCTTGGTCTTGAACAGAAACGAGCGATCGAACAGCGCGCGCATTAGCCGCTGCCACGCGCAGGCTAGATCGAAGCGCAGGCACATCGCCCACCAGCTCAATGTTTCTCGAACCGTGCGCTTCACGGAAGCACCTCGACGGTAACGCGCAGTCGCTGGCCAACGCCGGCTTTGAGCCCGATCTCGCGCAGTCCTTCGCCGAACTCACGACCGAAGGTCAACCCCAAATGCTCGCGAGAACCATGTGGGCAACTGTCGAGCGCTGCCACGCTCCACCCGGGCCCGTGCGGGTCTTTCCGGATTGTCTGACCGTCCAGGTCGTCGATCTTCCCCTCGAAAACAACCCTCTTACTGTGAGTACAAATCATCCTACTTTCCTCCCTTCATCACAGCCACAGGCCTTCCAGTGCGGCCGGTCATCATCGTTGCAGCCGTCACCCACTGGCTCAGAGCATCTCCCATCGTGCTTGTGCCCACAGGATTCACACCGACCATCTAGCCAATGCTTCCCGATCATCCTGGTTTTCCCGGCTCGCCTAGACTGGGCGAATGTCCGCTCCCACCCCTCGCGGTATGCGTCGGTCGCTGGACGAGTCTTGATTTCATCGCTCATTTCGTCACCCCCGCTTTGATGATACCATCCTTTTCGGTGATTGAGTAGCCGCACGACTCCAAGATTGCGCGTGCCTCGTCGCATGCACCGATGATCTCAAGATCTGGCCTACGCGATACAAGCAGCGCCTGCCCGCTCATGAGCGTGCCTACCAGCCGGTCACCGACGTTGAGCCTGATTGCATCGGGCGCCTGGTAGCGTTCTGCCAGATCGTCGAGCGTCACGCCCTCCGCGCCAGCGTCCACCCTGGTGAGCTGCGTGTTACCCCGCGGGCCGAACTCACGCAGAGCTGTGGCCGACTCTATCGAGCCAACCGCGTAGTCAAGAAGGAACGACTTCTCGCCATCGTCGATGGCCACGCCCCGCTGCTCGACATACCACATCATCATGCCCAAGCCCTCGCCCAACCGCGCACGATCTCGGCTACTGAATCGTCCTTCACGCCGTGAACCCAAGCCGCCTCACGGGCCACGGCAGACAGACAGCCGGCCGTCCAGTCGCGCGTGCCGTACTCGTTGCGGATGACGTTGCACGGCCTGGCGAGCGGCATGAGCACCTGAGCGTGCAGGACGTCCCATGCTACCTGTGGCGTGCAGGTGTGCAGCGACGGGAAGTCTCCCCAGACGGAAAGCTCCATCACCATGTTGCCGTTGACGTGCGGAATCGGCTCGTCCATGACAGCTCCTGTGATGCGCAGGCCTCGCTCAAGCGTCCTGGCGTGAGCCGTCTTTAGCCTTGCGATCCAATCACGCCGAACCGGCCAGCCGTCAGCCTCGAAGGTAGCGACGGTGGCGAAGTCCCACGGCAAGACTCCATCGCGGTGAAGCTGGTAGAGCCTACCAACCGTGCCGGCCCAAAGTCCATAGCACCCGTCTGGGTGGCCCGAGCGTTCCACCCCGCTCTGCAGAAGAATCGTCCGCATCTTCTTGGCGCAATGCTCGCGAACCTTCACAGCCTCGGTGCTAAGCGGGCAGTTCCACGCCCGAGCCAAGATCAGGATGACGTCGTCTCGACGGTGCGGCTCGATGTCCGCCAAGAACCGCGCAAGAGACAGCGCCTGCTGCTCGTCTCCTCGCCAGTACTGCAGGGCAATCAGCATCGGTCCATCACCCTGCGCATGAGCTCGCTTCGCCGGATTTGCTCACCTGCTTCGATGGCCTTGCCCAAGCTGGCGTGGCTCACATGCACAAGCGGTTCGCCGCGGTCTGTCTCGTGGTACTCCCTGCACACGCGCCGCACAGGCCCGGGCGGGTTCCACGAGAAAATCCACATGTCTGAGATGTGATTGCGCCCTTCGATCAGCGCCACCTTGAGCGGCGAATGCTGCACAATCTGATTCGTGAGAATCTCGCATCCGATAGGCGTAGCCCAAACGACAGCCGGCAGCCACGACGAGCACAGAGTGCACACGTCGACGCCTGCCGTGAGCTTGGCGAGGCGCTGCGGGGTGAAGCCGACGTTTACCACGTCATAGTCGGTCATCAGGCCACCACCGCGAGCCTGAAGCGCCCACCAACGCAGGCTGGTAGCGGCCGTGTAGTCGGGCGGGTTGACGGTGGGTCGCGCCCTGATGATGACCTCCGCACCGTCAGCTTCTGGCCCGCAGTCCTTGCGCCCCAGCACAATCGGCGTCCAGCCCCATCTCTCCCAAGACTCGCGCCATACCTCGAGCTTGCGCTGCTGGCCAGCCTGGTCAAGCTCGAGCACTGGCTCATGGTAGGTGTAGACTTTCAAAGGCCAAGCTCCCTAAGCCACTCATCGACGTAGGGCAACTCGTCTCCAATCCACCACACTCCTGTAAGCTCGCGATAGGCAGCGCGCAGGTTGTCGGCCATGCTGGCATCTTCACTGACGACGGATCGCGCGGCATCGGTGACGACTTCTGCCATGCCGAGGTACAAAGGAACCTCGTCGCGGAAGTCTTCCATCAGGTCGTGCTGGTTGCGACGCTGAGTCACCACGGGCCCGCAGATGCCTACGCGATAACCCGCCGCCCACATGATCGGCTGGGCGACGTAGCCGCGCAGGATGTCGGCGATGCGCATGCCAACCGTGCGCGGAAGATACATGAGCGGGAAGCACTCGCGACGCCACGTGATCGCCTGGCTGTTGAGCGGAGCAAGCGTCCCGGCGGCGAGTGCGAACGGCTCAACGTACGGCGCGAACCTCGCTTGCGCTCCCTGGGTCAGGCGGTAGATGGCGTCCACGTCGGCGTCGCCTTGGGCAAGTCCCTGCCAGCACCCGATCGTAGCTAGACGTTCGTGGAATGAATGCGGCTCATTCTCAACCGACGTCAGCGGCAGCCCACGCGGCCACATCCTTGACTCACCGAATGCACGGTACACGTTGATCCAGCCTGGATCGATGCACTCGCATGCCATCTCCCATGAGCTTGGCCACGGTGAAAGCGGTTCGTTGTCGTCGTCGGTGTCGACGATCTCGGTCGCGCCGTCGCGAATGGCTTCGAGGTACCCCAGCATCTTGCGGCAGTAGGTGTGGCCGGCTATCCACTGCTCGAATCTCGGGACGCTGTCAAACTTGCGGTCGCCAGACGCCCAATCGAAGAGCGGTTTTGCGCTGGAGAACTTCACCCCGTCGCACTCCCACGGTTCTGGCGTCTTGCCGTCTCCGACGACGTGCACGCGTCCAGGGTATCGACGAGCCCATGCGCGCACCGAGTCGGTTGGCGGACAGATCGACGTGATGCAAACGTGGGTGCTCATGCCAGGCCTAGCCTAGTAAGCTCAGCACGAACCGCATCATCGGTCGGCCGCGCGTGGCTCCAGAACTGCCGCATGCACGAGGGTGGGTAGCCCTTCGTTACGTCGACGAGGCGGAACATGTCGGGATGCTTGACCATCGCCCACGCTCCCAGCACGTTGAACTGCGACAGCCCGCCCGTCTGCCTGAACACCAGACGCAAGCACGCCTCGCCGGGCCAGCAGTCCTCAAGCAGAGCGCGCGGGTACACGAACGGGTGGCAGCACATCGTCTCCGCCAGCGGGTCGAACCCGACGGCTTGCCTAGTCGACTCTCGCCACACCTGCGCGGGCCCGGCGGCATCCCATGATCGATAGAGCAAGTTAGGGCGAACTGCTGGCCACTGTGGGTCGCTAGCCACGTCGATCGGACGCACGAAAACCGTGTCGCTCTCAAGGAACCAGACGACGTCGGCATCCGTGTATTCGTGAGCCCGAAGTCCCTCGATGCACTGACCGTAGTACCCTGGCAGCAGCGTCCCGCGGTAGTTCCGGCAGCGCCTCACTGTCACGTAAGACGGGATGTCGTCCGGCAACGCGTCCTGCTCCTCGAGCACCATCACCACGCGACGCCAGCCGGTAGCGAATCGCTCGATGGACCGCCAAAGGTACGGCAGCCAGTCGTAGTCGCACGGGTAGGTGACCAGGAAGAAATCAACGGTCACGCGTTGACCTCAGACGGCCGCGGTGTCAGTTCACCACCCGCCCGAGACATCGCCTTCTCGATCAATCGCTGCAACTCAGGAATCGACATCGTGGACAAGTGATTCTCGATCGCCGCCTGAATGTCTGCAGGAGAAAGGCTCTCTTCCTTCTCAAATTCAAGCTGCTCGCGCTCTTCCTTCATCACGACAGCGGCGGCTTTCACGCAGTCTGCAATCTCGCGAACGTACTTAACGCGCATGGGCTTATCGTATCCCATAATCGTCTCCAGTACTCCGCGCAGAGCCTTGAGCCCGGTTTGGGCTACTTCGGTTGCTATGTCGTATTCGATGCTCATGGATCGTGCGCGCGCGGGTGAACCTACGACGAACGTGGCACACCACGCCCGCAAAGTCAACAACTTCAATCGCCCACGTACTGGAGGCTTAACTCGGGACGCAAGAAGGGCTCCGCTTCCCTTCCCCACTCAATAGCGGTTCAGAGAGCCTGACCCATCCGTTCGGTGCTGTCTTGGACGTGGTGGAGTTGAGCGCCTTCTTTTGCTTCCACGTGGCCGAGCCCATCGGAGCCGTTGCCCCTTCGCACGTGGCGTTGGCCTGCTTCACGGCGCCGCGAATGTTCGCGCGTCCGGGTACCTACCAGCGCGTCCCTTGACTGCCTGTGAGCGTACCGGTCGCGGTCTTGTCCCGACGTCCGGCTGCTCTCGATCTGCATGATGCCAACGTGGCACACCTGCCTTGGGATTGCAAGTCCGCTAGCCTCCACCGCCGCGCTCTCTGTCCTTCGTCCGATCGTAGTTTGGGCACACGGTTGTATTTTCCGGGTTTACTTCGCCGCTTCTGGGAGCCCCTAGCGAAAGCTGCCACGGCATCAGGAACGGCGCGACGCAAACCCCCGTCGCGCATCCAGCCGTGAGCCGACAACACACGCAATTACCGCACTTGTCACCTTGAGCCATCTCACTCCGACCTTTCCCCGCTCGAAACCGCTGGGCGGTGTGGATAGGCTAGCGCGTTGGGTGGATGGTGGCAAGCGTCATTAGGTCAAAGATGTTGTCTCGCTTGCCAGCAGCTTGGACACCAATCGTTTTGAACGCTCCATCGATCTCCCATGCGGTCAACCCCGCACGCGCCAGACTGCATCCATCCGCTTTCTGCTATGTTCTTGTTTGGACGGATTTCTTCTCCGCATCCGTCGCACTTCAGAGCGATCAGCCGTCCTTTTTCGTCTCGAACATCTGCCATGATTAGCGCTGGCCGTCGTCAGGATTGGATGCCGCGCCCGGAGTTGTACCGGCGGTTGCAGGCACGTTGGCGGCTTGGTTGTTTCCGCTCGCGCTTGGAGCCGTTGCCGGCCCACCTGCTACGGGTTCTGCCCCGCGGCCATAATTTCTGAGGACGACCTCGGCAAAGCCTATCAGGTGCCGGTGTACTTCTCCACGTGTCCACCGCTCGCCTGGACGGGTGTCGACTCTGTCTAGGTACTCGTCGGCGAGACGCTGAAGTCGTGGGCTATGCATGGCTCTCGTCCCTTCGTTTCGTGCGCACCACCTCACGCGTCGTCTTGACCAGGCGCCACTCGACGATGCTGCGATTCAGCTGCTGGTCTCGCTCCGGTGATGTCGTGGCCGCCAGGAACGCCTCCGTCGGCTCACGGGGGTAGCTGTAGTGTTTCCACGAGCTGTCATCGTCGGTGCGGTACTCGATGGCCCACGTGATCTCGATGTTCACGGCTTCACTCCTACCTTCGTCAGCGACTGATGCACAGGAATTCCTTAAGCCTCTTCGATACTCCTGACCAGTCTATCGGCACGTGCAAACAGTTCGAACCCTACTCTCTTGGCGCGTATGGCTTCCAGCAACTCCTTAGTGACGGCTAGTAGCTCACGCTCATGCAGCGCCAATGCCCAGCTGACAGCGCGTTCTTTGTCCCGGTTCGGTTCGTCGCTCACTTGGCACCGTCCTTCCCAGGCTTGCACGAGTACGTCACGGCGTCCTGCTCGTGGCCGGCGTTCGGGTCGGCTGGCTGGTCGATGTGCAGGAGCGTTTGCAACCGCCCGCACTTCCCGCAGGAGATGGGAGCCGGGCAGTTCATGCCAAGGTCGGTGATAGCAATCTTCCTAAGCTCCGCCAGTTCGCGCGCGGACTGGGCGTTCTCCTCTGCCTTCCTCCGCCACTCGTCGCGCTCTGCTTGCATGGTCCGCCATTCTTCCGTCGGAACACATGTTGCCCGCTCCAGCGTCACCGCGGCCAGCTGGTCGCTCAACTCGGCGATGCGCTTGGCGTTTGCGTTCAACTCATCCACGGCAGCGACGGTTTTGATGGGCAAACCTCTTCGCAGCGACCTGACCTCATCCTCTGCGCGCGCCACCTCCTTGATCACATGTTCCCTCGCGTTCTGCAACCACCGGTTGGATTCCTCCAGCTCATCGATGCGCTTTTTCAACTGCTCGATCGCCCACGCGTCATGCTTGCGTGCCTCGGCTAGGTCGGCGTGTCCTGCAGATAGAATCCTATCGAAGTGCAGTCCGCACGGCTCCAGGGCTCTTTGGTTTACCGCCTCCTCCAGCCTCGGCATGGGCGCCTCTGCGGGCGGCTCGATCTTCGGCCACCCGTATGACGGCTTGACGGCGTAAGGGCCGGCGGGCGGCGACTGCGGGGCGGGCTCGTCCGACGACTCAGCGATCATCAGATTCGTGGTCCGTTCTAGCTTGTCCCTCAGCCGCGCGATCTCCGCCGCCTGCTCGTCGAGCTTCGCCCGCTTCTCGCGGAGGATGCGCGCCGCCTTCTTCGTCACCGTCTCGTCTGGGAGAGATGGCCCACCGATCTCGTTCACGGCTTGGGCCAGCTCGAAGATCGCTGTCTGGTCCCTATCCGACCGTCTCTTCCATTCGTCGCGCTCGCTGGTCAGGCGCTCGACCTGCTGGCGCAAGTCTGCGTTTGCTACCGTGGCGTCGGCGACATCGTCTTGTAGGAACTTGATCTCAACCTTCAGGCGCTCGACCTCCGCCTGAAGCCGCTCAAGCTCGCGTCGAGCGTTTGTAAGGTCGTCCTTCGCCCATTCATCCTTCGCTTGTTCCGCCTTGGCAAACAGGTCTTCCGCCGGCTGCGCGCCGAGGTGGGCGAGGACGGCGCGGGCGAGCGCGACTCTAGTTGGCAGGCTCAAGCGGGTTGCACATCCAGGATCGTCGGGAGAATCGTCTCCCGGGAACTCCACGTCCATGACCTTCGCCAGCTCATCCACCGTCGGCAGCGTCGCTGGCTTCATCTTCGCGCGCTGAGCGGCGGCAACCATACGCGCTAGGTCCATGTCGGTCCCGCTTGTCATGTTGACCATCTCCCGCAGATCGAACTCGCTCAGCGGCTCGACGGCCAGCTGCACAGGCTTCACCTTCTTTCGCTGGGCATCGATCACGTCGATGGCCAGATTGTTCAGCGCCCACCATTCGTCGCTCTGAAGCGCTCCAGGGTGACGCCCAAGCCACCGACCAACCGCGAACTCTCGCTCATCGCGGCTCAGCGGCTCGACGGCCAGCGCGTGGGCGGGCCGCTCACTCATCGCCTCGGTGTGCCGGCGAACTTCATCCGCGGCCTTGCGCTCGACTGCCTGCATGGCAGGAGCTATCATCTGCTCGGCCGGCTTCGCTTCCGACTTCGCGCCTGGGACGCAGGCGTCGCGTTGCTGCTCGATCCACTGCCTGGCGCGTTCGCTGACGTTCCAGTCACGCAGATATGCCTCGCGCAGGAACGACTGGTACGCCTCGCGCCTCCCCTCCAGCTTGGCGGCGGGAACGATTAGCGTCTTGACTTTTGCCAAATGGTCCAGCCAATCCCTCTGTATCTCCACGTCCCAATCCTCCCAAGGCTGATCCTCTTCGGGAGAAATCTCATTCGTAAGCACGCACAGTCTGTGCGCCATCTCCGCGTCGCTCATCTGCTGTCCCTCGGGCTTCTCAGTGGTCACTTGCTTTCCTCCTTCGTCGGTTCCTGTCGCTTCTCGAATCCTTGGCACTCCTGGCACTCGGTGCACGCCGGCCACCCCTTTGTGATGTAGTGCACGCCTTCGACGTGGCCGCACGAGCAGGCGTCATTGGGATGCTTGATCCGTTCCCGCAACGCCTCAAGGTCAGGCTTCTCGGTGGTCATCGTGCTTGCTCCCTTCGCTGCTCTGCTTGCGCGCATGCCATGGCGAACTCGACAGAGCCGCCCTGCTTGATCGTTCGGTAGTATTCCCGCCTGGCTCGGATGCTCAAGTCTTCATAGTTGGCGGGGGCCAAAATTTCCCCGTCTCTCGGCTGTTCACCTTCGGTCAGCAGCCGTACATCTCCTCGCTCGTTCATCGTCGATCGCCGGATCAGGTGCTGACCATTCGTGCTCAGGCCCTGGCCCTATCTCATCCTCAGTCCAGTCGTCGGGCGCTCCCGAGTAGATCAGCGCGGCCAGGAAATCGAGTAGGTCACGCATCATGGTCACTGCCTGCCTGCTCTTCAAGCTCGTGCAGCGTCTTGTAGTCGATCTCCAGTGGCTCGCAGATTTGCAGCTTATGCCACACCTCACAGGCTGGGCAACACGCGCCAGACCCTCCACCGCCGCACGTACACGATTCGTTGACGGCTTCGTTCACGTGGTCGAGATTGATCAGCTTCACTTCGTCCCCTTCGGAAGCACGACGCGCGCGCGGTTGAGCAGCTTCGCCAGCAGGCCAAGCGTTGGCACCTCGTCGAATCCTTCGCCGGCCGAGTAGCGCAGTACCTCGCCGACAACTCTCCACCGCCTGAACGGCACCGGCTTGCGCGCGGGACGCTTGAGCATCTTGACCATCCTGGCCACTTCACTGTCTGGGCGCTCATAGCACGCGCGACACATGTCGAAGACACCGATGAGCGGAAGCCCAATCGGGTTAGGCTTCCCACCATGTCCATAGATTCGGCGAATTCCTGTCGCCGGCTTCCCGCACGCTCTGCACTTCGGCTTCGTCACTTGCTCACCTCGCCCTTTGTCGCAACAGGTTTCGCTCTGCAAGCTTGCACTGCAAACAGCGCATAGCACTTTGTCGTTCTATGAACAACTGCACCTTGAACAATTTGCAGAAGTTGAATCGAAGCTCACGTTGTGAGCACCTTCCGCATGTTTTCGGCTTCGCGTATATAGTGAAAACGATTTGAACAGGTTCGCCTTCTCCGTCTTTCTTGACGCCGGAACCTATTGGATTCAGATGTTCCGTGGCGATCACTTGCCAACCTTCCTTCGTCTCGATCGTTCCTTTGCATCCTGCGACGCCAACTTGCTGAGCACGCTGCGAAGTAGCTTCGTCCGAACCCTGAAGGTTGAGCACCTACGCGCGCCGTCGAACTCCTGCCAGTGCACCACGTACAGCGACTTGCGGTTGACGTAGAACAACGTGTCTTTGTCAACGTGAATGCTGTCACGTTCGATCTTCAGCACTGCTCACCTTCCTCTCCGTCAGCGTTTCCTTAAGTGTTGCCCTGACCGTGACGGTGTACATCGAATCTCCTGGAATACACATCTTCGGCCAAGATGACGACCTCCTGGCGTGGCCGTCTACGGTTCGTCCGGTAGCCTCGATCGCGTTCTGGGCAACAACGTACACCGTCCGCTGCGCCCCGCCCTGGGACTCGGCGAGCTGCCGGCGCAGGTCGGCGACTTCGGCTCGGAGCTTCTCGATCTCGAAGTGCATGGTCATGCTCACGGCTCACCTCCCAGCTTCTTCACGAGGGCGCGTAGACGAGACGCCTCCGACATAGCTGCGTCTCGTTCGATGGTTCGATCGTGCTCTGCTCTGGCCATGCATGCGGCGCTTTCACGCCATCTGTCTCTATCGGAGCGGAGCCGGTCCATCTCGTCGGCGATGGACTTGCAGTCTTCGTGGGTGAGATGGTTCAGCTCCGCACGAAGTCCGCATTTGTTTTTGCGAAGTGAACGCTCCGCCTCGGCCAGCCCAGGCGCTGGGTCGCGCGGTTGTCCTGCCACGCGTCCGCAACCCTCACACGGATGTGAGACGTGTGACAGGCATCCAGCATGTCCGCACGGGACTCCGCGTGCTGGACCCACTCCGGACACGCAAGAACTGTCAAACGCGTCGATGTCATCGCCGATTGTCATCAGCCAATCGCCTTTCTGAGCAGGTCAAGCGCACCGGTCACGCGTTCTGATGCTCCGCCTGCCTTCCGGAAGTCGCGCACCCATCCTTCAAGCAAGAGAATCGCCGGACCTACCGACTCCGCAACCGCCGCTCGCTCGAATGCGTCGATGGCCGGGAGCAGATACTTCCCTCCGTCTCTAAGTCGCTCGATCACGTCGTGAGATGCCCAGTTGGCAATCTCCACTACCAGCGCCTCCCGCGTCTCGGCCTTGGTCATGACCTACTGCCTTTCGCTTCGATGGCCGCCCATGCCTTCGCAACCATGGCCAGAACCTTTCTCACGTAGCGCTTGCTGCGCCCGCAGTGTCCCGAGTTGTACGCGCCTAGGCCGCTGACAAGGCCGCCGCACCAAACCTCACAGAGAGCGAGCCAGCGGGCCCCGGTGTCGATGCAGGTGGCCGGGTCTCGAAGCTGAGCGCGCGTCCGTCCATTCCGCGCAACACCATGCAGCTGGAAGGCACACGACTCACCGGCGGCACCGCGCACGTCCATGCGACAGTGGCTCTCAACGCGCATGATCGCTACCAGCCTGACAGGATGCTGCAGGTACCGCCTAGCAGACGAGTCCACGTGTGGCGCCAAGCTTTCACTCCCAGGGCATAGCGCCGACAGCGCACGCTCTGTCGTGGTGGCAGCGTTCCCTGGCCTCACCGGCAGCACCAACATCAGCGCGACCCAGAAGAGCGCGAGGATGATCAGGAAAAGCTTCATGGCCGGAAGCCCTTCTCGGCGGCGGCGTTGAATTTGTCCACTATCTCTCCAGTAGCAATCCCTACTTCACGTGTCGTCATCGCCGTTGAGTCAACTGTGCGTATCCACTCCCACGCCTTCGCCCGCGCCAGAAGCTCCAACGCAACTTCGTATCTCATGGAGAAATGGAAGCCGTTTTCTTGCTCGATCTCGCGCTCAACCGTCGCCTGCAGATTCTCGATGTCAGCCATGGTCATCATGCTAGTCGTCCCTCCCGTCGCCGTCGTGGCCGGCTGGACGGTACGCCTCGGATAGGAGCATGGAGGCTTCTTCATCTTCTCTGAGCACGCATGACGGCTCTAAATGGTCAAAACCCCAGTTGTACCTTGGGCTAGCAGAGTTGATCTCGTTCATCGGAACTTGCCACTTCTTGGCAGCCTTTCGATAGCAATCATATGGTGCCAGGCATGGAGCTTCCATCAGCGCCATCGCCGCGCGCTTCATCTCGGCCCGCGTGAGCACTTTCATGTCCGCTTGCCTTTCGCGATTTCATCGATCGCTTCCTCGATTCGAGCGCGGCTCACAGGCCTGATCGGCTGGCCAGTCTCCCACCGGCGGATCGTGTTCGGCGCCACCCGCGACTTCCCGGCGATCTCGTTGCGCTGCGCTGCTGTGAGTTGCTTTTTTCGCATGACGTCCATGATGAATCAAGTTGTGGCGGATGTCAAGCGCTTCTTTCGCGCGGCCTTGCGTGCAGCCTTTGCTTCCAGTCTGCCAAGGTGACGATCGACGATGCGAGCCGCCCTTGCATTCAGCGTCGCTGCTGCATCGGCAATTGCAAGCAGCTCGATCTGATCTCCGATACACAGGTCGCGCCTTGGAACGCGCATGACTCGAAGTCCAAAATCATCGACGGCGTTCCACTCGATCCATACGTCACCTCGGCTAGACACGAACGGACGCGCCGTCCACCATTCGTGTTTGACCTTCACGCGTTTTTCCTTTGCTTTCATGCACACTCCAGCTGCAGCGCCTGGAACGAGCACGTGATCTCGCACCCGAGCGACGCCGCAAGGAACGTCACTAGGCGCGCATCAGGGAAGGCCTCGAACACAAGCGTCAGCTCCTCGTGTTCCTTGTCGTCCTTTCCCTTGACGGCGGCCGTTGCCTGCACGCCCTCGCAGTCCAGAATCTCCGCATTGCCAGTGCCGGACAGCTCCGCCTTGGCGTGGTACGCGTCGATGGGTATGATGCATTTCTTGATGTCGCGCGCGTCCATCATCACACGCTGCTGCATCGCCACCGGCCCGAGCCACTCTGCCGAGTCCACCGAAAACGGCAGCACCAGCTCGAACCGCACGCGCCTGAGAATCGCGCTCGGATCGTCTGGACTCTTTCGAGCGCGTAGACTGGCCGACTTGAGCACCGCTGAGAATCCTGCGTCTTTCATGTCCACTCCAGATCGTGCTGGCAATCCTCGTTGATGCAGTCCTGGCACATGCCGCTGGCGCTAGCCTTCGGCACAAGCACTCCGCATGACGGATCGCACATGCACGCAGTTTCCTGGCCATGAAACCAAATGCGGCGAACCTGCCACATCAGCCACGCCCGCCAACGTAGGTGCCACGGACCCACTCCCTCGTAGTCGGGAATCCATATGTCCCACAATCTGCACCGAATCCAGTTCAACATGCTACCTCCACGTCTTCCAGGATTCCTTGGTGACCTTCGCCGCGCAGAGTGCCGCCACGATCGCCACCGGGAGCGTCAGTGTGGTGCCTGCGTGGGCGTCGATTCGGTTGGCCTGCAGCGCAATCCATATGGCTGCCGTCCACGCTGCGGTCGAGACGCCGAGGATGAGTGCTCCGGCACAGACGCCGGCCAGCTTGTCGAGGATTCGTTCTGTCGTGGTCATGGTTGGGTCCTTTCGTTGGTTGTTTCTTCGAGCGCTTTGATCTCCGTTGCCCTAGGCAGCGCCCAGTCTCTTCTCCATAGCCGAGCAGCTTTGTCGATTGCATCGTCAACGTCTTTGGCGGTGACGTCTACGTAGGTCTGATTAACCTGCGCGAACCAGACGCGATAGAGTTTGCCTTTCACGGGATGTGCCTTTCGTTGGTTGTCTGCTTCAGTTCCGTCTCGTCGTCGAACTCCCAGACGATCCGCCGCGTTCGCTCTGCTACCATTCTCGGGGTGGCGTCGGAGTTCACGATTTCTCGAATCAGATCGAACGCCTGCGCCTTCTCTCGGATCAAGCCAGCGTCGTCCATGGGCTCCTCATTCTCGTGGTTGAAATTCTGCTGTCAGTTTCGAGCCGAAGTCATGAGCGGCGCGGGCCCTAGAACGGGATGCTCGGATCTTCTTCGCTTGGTGGAGTTGATGCTTTGGTCGCATTCTTTCCGCCCACGATCTCGATCGTCTCTGCCACCGCCTCGCCGAATACCTTTCCGTTCCAGTCGCGTCCGCCGAGCCTCCCGGTGACTTCCACCATGTCGCCTTTCCCACATTCCTTCGCAGTATCAGACATGCGGCCGAAACACTTTATCGGGACAAGTTGCGGGTACTGCCCGTCCGTCCCGAGAATAAGCGTGACAATCTCCTTCCCGTTCTTCGTGACAAAGGTGTCGGTTCGCTCGTAGGTTCCTCGGATCGTGAATGTGTTCGCGTTGCTCATCGGTTCCCTTTCGTTTCGTTGGTGAGGCTGTCTGCCAGTCGTCGCGCAGCCAGGTTGTCGATCTCCGAAACCTTCCGAAGTCCGTAGAAGATCGCCTGCACCGTGATGCCGAACTCTCGGGCAAGCACCGCGCGTGGCACGATGCGGATCAGCACCGCCCACGCCAGGTAGCGAACCTTCGCCGACTCGTGGTTGCGATCGTAGAATTCGGTGTAGTCAACGTGGCGGCGAGTGCATGCCCAGGTTCTCACCTCGTGCAGAACCTCAACCCAGTTGGCCGGTGCCTTCCAAGCCCCACTGAACTGGTTCGGGCGCTTGCGGTATCGGTGAGTATGCGGCGCCTCTGGCTGCTCGCGCTCCTCCGTCTTGGCGAGCTCGTAGACGCGCGCCACGTG